AAGTCCCCGACTGCGAGAACGTTCTTACGTCCTGTGTCAAGCACAGGATCCCCGATCTGGCTCGCTGGGGCAGAGACCCCAAAGAACGCGTGCGCCGTGGGGTAGAATCTACTGATGTTCGAAGCCAAGTACACAGCCTGGAATGTCCCGATAGAGATGAGCCCGAACGGCGGGAACGTGAATGTGTAGGGGGCGTCAGAGATCTTGATGATGTCATCGATCTGGTTGGTAATCGACGGCACTGTAGTTCGAACCGGATTGGTAATGCTGCCGTCGAACTTGAATCGACCACTCTCGGCTCCCACAACACGACCATCCATGTCTTGCAGGGCGTCTTCGAGGTAGTTGACCGTGTCGTTGTACCACTTGAGGGATGCCCGAGCGACGATGTCTTGGTTCGCGAGGTGCCCCTCATCGAAGTAGAGACTCGGCCGCCCCTTGGTAAACAGAGCCCCGCCCGCAGTGTTTGAAGTAATGGGGCCTCCCGAAGGGACACTGCTCTTGACCGCCGCTTGAATTTCCTGAGCCATCTCAGCTCGGAAATTCGTCATCGTCTCAACGCGGAAGTAGAATGTGTCCGGCGAGTCAATTGTGTAATCAGCAAGAAGCTGCTGGTTGAGCAGACCGTTGTCGCTCGTCGGAACCGCAAGAGCTGTGTACGAAGTCTGTAGACGCAACCCGGCAGGTTGAATTACATGCCCCGTGTAAAAGATCGAGATCTCTTCGCTGGGGACCAGCGGGGGCCTGTAGGTAACCACCCCAGAATCGTCAATGGAGTAATCCGTCTTCGGCGTGAGCACCTTGCCGACTTGGCCCTCGACTCGGCGGAAGACCAAGTTGGGCTCCGTGAGGATCGGAACCTTTGAGGTCAATACCGTCGTGGCCCCATCTTCGATGATCGGATGGAGCGAGTAACTCAAGAAGTGCAGTCCAGGCGTGTACTGCTGCCGTGTATTGCTCGTGAGCGTGAGAACGGTGTTGCCGTTTGTGTCGAGCGCCGCCGCCGTGAGGATGTAGAAGTGCTGGAACGACGAGGCGCCGTCCGTGAATCGAATGATGGTTCCTTGCCGGTAGGACGCCGTCCGATCTCCGGTCAACGTGACCTTGTTCATACCACGAGGAATTGTCGTGTAGGGAGTCGGCTCGGATGGGAAGTAGGACGGGAAGAAGAAAAACGAAGTGGTGCGTGTGGGGCCGCTCGATTCGTAGAGCTTGGGGTCGTTGTACGCATCCTGAAACGCATCCCCCGCAGTGAGATTCACGGTGGTCTGGTTTGCAACAGGATCGTACGTCACCGAACCAATGAGATGTACTTCGATCTGCTCGACTCGAAGAAGGAACCCGGGAAGGAAATTCGAGGTCTGGTTTCCTGCAACGACGAAGTTCGTGCCGTCTTGGAGAAGCTGCACCTGAGCAATGGCCATCGGCGGCAATTGCACGGTAAGAGACTGCTCGCCTCCCATTGCCTGGGTGACGTAGTAGTCCACGTAGACGTTCTCGACGGAGGTGATGACCGCCCCGTGGGGGAGCGCATCCGTAAGAATGTCGTCAGGTAGAAACGTGACCGTCGAGTTCGTCGTGTTGACGACGCACTGAATGTTGAGATCTTGCGGACGACCCCCACGAAAAACAGCAGGCACAGGAGCGCTTGCGATGACGCGACCGGTTGGATTGAAGTGGAGAGTTGTGACCGGAGTGGGGTGGGGTTGGCAGAGTTCCTTGCGAACAAGGAAGACGGCGGGCTCAACCACCGGTACGGGAAGATTCGTGTTTGGATCCACCGTCGCGTAGGTGATGAGAGCTTCTTCGTAGGCAAGGAACCGATCCGTGAAGTTGATGAAGCCGAGGACGGGAGAGATCGTGTAATCCCGTCGGATCTTGAGCGTCCGAGCCCAGAAGACCAGACCGCCTGTCGTGATGTCGGCAGAGCTGAAGTTGAGGTTTCCGGTCTTGGCACTGACCTCAACAACCCCTTGCAAGAGAGTGCCAGGCGCTGTGAAAGCACTGTCCGTCGCGACAACGTTGACCGTTGTCGAAAAAGGCGACGTGGGTTGAGTCCCAAACCGAATGCGAAGAGAGTTGACCCACTGGCGTGGGACATGAAGGCGACGGATGACGGTGTACGTCTCCGTCGTAAAATCGACGAATAGATCTTGGACGGTGAGCGTGTGTTGGTCAACCGTTCGGATGGTTCGGGTACTTCCAAGATCTGGCCCTGAGTTCAGTCGAATGGTGTCCCCAGGTTGCACTCCCGCCACAAAGAAGTCCGTAGCTAGATCGGAGAGAGTTGTGGTGTTTGGGAAAGTTGCTGTGCCGGAAACCACCGAAATCGCGTTCGCAATCGTCCCCAAAGATAGAATGCGTTCAATCCGCGTGCTGGGATCGAGCAATTCGACCTGCGCGAAGTAGCGATCCGCCATAGTTTCTTTGTTGTGGTGAATCTCGTAGACAATCTGCCCAGGAGACGTGGCAGGAAGATCCGTCGTCAGATGAGCCGTGGAGGGCACCGTCGACACGGTATAGACTTGACCCAATACAATGAGGGAATCACCAGGGCTGACTCCCACGAAGCTCCCTAGAGCACCCGTAAGGTTGGTCCCCGTGAAGGTTCCAGAACCCGATGTGACGAGCTTACCTGTTGTCGAGGTGAACGTGACGGTGGCATTTCCGTCGAAGAGAATGTCGGTCCCAATTGCCAGCGGCGTGAAGTTGTTGGTACCCGATCCCGTTTCGAGTGAGAACAAAAGAGCATTCGACTGCACGAGGGGATCAGGAAGAACCAACGCTCCTGTCGGCTGCAAAAACGGGATCAAGACGTTGTTCTTGCGAAAAGCAAACTTCAGTCTCTTGTTGTCGTAGTCGACGACATAGCCGTAGGTCGGTCCAGGCCCAACTGGCAGGGGCACGGATCCATCGAGGATAGGAAGTAGACCCGGTGTGAAAGTGCCAATACCTTGCCCAATGCTTACGGCAAGAGAACCGTCATCTCTGGGGATTTGGGGCAGGAATACTTCGGGGGCACCGATGATGGGGTTGATGAACGTTGCCCCTGTGATCGGGTAGACAGATGTGACGTCTTTCGTTCCACTCCCGGTGGGCGGCACGGGGGTACCCGTTAGGTTGACCGGTGTTCGGAAGAGCCGGAGGGAAAACCCACGTTCGATGGGCAAGTCCCCAAAGACCAACGTGACCGGTGTTGCGCCGTAAACGAATTGGTCTGCAAACGAGAACTGGATGGAAGTGGTTACGCCTGTAACTAGAAGTTGCACAACACCCGCCGATCCGAAAGGATCGAACGCGGTAACATACGAGGCGTAAGGGATCTGTGTCCCTCCGGAGAGCATGAAAATGAGGTCTCCGCCAACCACTTGGGTCGGGAAACTCGTTGGCGCAGTTACGGTTCCCACGCTCTGACGCGGGAGCTGCTGACGCCCCTGCATCAGTACCCCGTCATAGTAAACCGACTTGCCCAGAGCTACGTCCGCAGAGTGGAACTTGAGACGACCTGTCGTTACAGCCCATTCGACCGTACCTGCCAATGGGTCGGCCGAAAACGCCCCCTCATTGGCTTTCTCTACGGGCGTGAGCCATGGAGCGAAGCCCAATCGCACCAAAGGGTATTGGCCTGTCGCCGGAAGCGGGTTGAGAAGTAGGACGCCAGACGAGATGCCGATCTTACCCGAGGACTCGTTGAAGCCGAAGAATGCCTGTCGTTGAAAACGGATATCCTGTCCGTTGTAGGTCACGAGATCTGCGGCGTTCCAATTCAACTCTCCCGTGGACTTGAGAATCTCGACTGTCCCCACCCCAGGAGCCCCGAACGATGTCACCAGAACGGTGGTCAGCGTTGTCCCTGAACCCGTTCCGACCGAGAGCCGCCAAGGAGCTGCGGCCACAGGCGCACTCACCTGCTGAGGTACCGGTACCTTGAGGCGTGTCACGTTGATGGTCGATGAGACTTGCCCAACTACCAAGAGCACACTGCCCGGCAAGGTGCGGAATCGTTGGGCACCCCCATCGAAATCAAACCGAGCTACAACTTCGTTCTTCGTCCACCCAAAAGTAGCGTTCACCAAAAGCCCGTCGTCCATGACCATGGTCATGTAGTCCACGCGCGGGTTGGGCTCACTACCATCCGGGAAGTAGACCGCGTACGTCCCTGCATCCACGATGACATCGTTGGGAGTCATCGTGAACGAGCTGTTGCCCGTTCCCACACGGGGGGGCTCGAAGACATAGCCTTTGATCGAGAAGCTCATGTGGATTTCATCTCAGAGGATTTTCCCTGTTCCAGCCCCGCTGCTCGGAGAAGGTGAGGGAGGCCCTACGATCGGGATGGGGAGAATGAACGATGCGAACGCGATGTCGAGTCCCATCCCAACAGCCGTGGCCGTGGCAGCCGCCATCGGCCCAAGCAATCCAGCACTACTGAACCCAGCGATCATCGAAGGAATGGCCGAAGGTCCAGGGAAGGTCGCGGTGGCGGCTCCTACACCGACCGTAGGGTGTACCGTCGTGACAAGTCCAAGCGGAAACGCAGCCGAAAGCCCCATCGCAACGGCCGTCGCCAAGGGCAACGCCATCATCCCGTGGTGGGCGATCGGAAAGCTCGCCATCATACCCGCCACAAGAAGCGGGGGTGGGATCGCGCAGGGAAGCACCCCTGTTCCTGCGCCAGCAGTCCCTACATCGACGGTCACCACCGTGAGCGTTCCGACCCAGATCATGACCCCAGCCGCGATCCCGCCTGCAAGCTGAGGCACGGACGTCCCGAGCATGCCTGCGGCAGGTAGGGTGCCCATAAGCGCACCGATGATTCCAGGAGGCGTGAGGGGCATTTTAGATGGACTTCGCCATCGCCGCTCCCATGAGGGGCAGACCTGTGATGTAGTCGAGCGAGGGGGTCCCAGGAGGCATGACCGGAAGTCCCCTCGCGATTCCCAAAACCGCAGGAGGGCCCCCCACGAGCACTTGAGGGGCCACAAGAGAGCATGCGACAGCGGCCGTGATCGTCACCGCCAACCCGGCTGTCATGGAAAGCGCAAGAGCCGCCTGGACCGACACGGCACCTCCAGCCGAAGCGGAGAGAGCGGCCCCAGCCGTGAGGGTCAACGCGGCTCCCGCAGTGACTGCCACAGCGCCTGCTCCGGCCGCAACCGACACAGCTCCGGCAGCGGCGGAAATCGTGTAGACCCCCGCGAGGACGTTTTGTACGGAGCCCCCTGCGAGGATCGTCGAGACTTTGCCTCCAAGAAAGATGTTTTCGAGCACAGCAAGCGCGTAGTTGTACTGGCTCTTGCCGCTGATCATCGAATCATAGCCGCCTGCATTCACCGACATACCAGAGTGGGCGTTTACGTTCATGCGGTCGACGTTCTGCGCCAACATACCGTTCACAATCGTATGTTTTGAACCAGCAACGCTGGACACATAATCGCCTCGAACGAACAGCTCGCAGTTACCTCCGACGTTGTCTGACTTCACAACGTCGTGCTCACCGTTACTGCCATCGTACGTCGTCACGATGGTTCCGTGGACGGTGATATTTATAGACTCCCCGACAGCATTGCGCCCGATATCAGCTTCAATACTTCCTTCTGTCGTGAGTTTGATGCTGGTTCGACTCGACGTCTCAGTCCCACAAAACATCTTGAGAGCGCCTTCGAGGTTGACCTCAGCCGAGATATTCTTCTCTTTCGGGTAGCGCTCTACTGACGAACCAGGAGCATGAAGAAAGAGCTTCCCTTGCTTTGAGACAGCACAGGCAAAAGGGTTGTCTTCGTCGTTCCCTGTGGGGCAATAGACACGGAAGAGATAGGCCCCCGCCTCTGTGATCGACGAAATGTCTTCTTCGGTAGGGGAACGCTGGATCTCTTCGAGCTTGAACTTCCCTGGAGTGACTTGCCCCCAATCGTCGAAGATGTGGGGCTTGAGCACACGGCCGTACTGCCGGATCCCGGTTGTAGAAGTCGTGTCGTTGCCGATGATCGTACCGAAAGCCTGCTCGATGTAGGCCTTCGGATGGTTCATATCGAAACCATCGATTTCAGCTAACACATCCTGGGTAGCATCGGTCTGGTGCGCCATCTCCAACCGGTGCTCTGTGAAAACCTCGGCTCCTCCTGCGACCTCACCATCCTCAAAGTTGACCGCTTGCACCGTGGCCGCGTAGTAGGCCTTCTTGCCGTTTGTATACGTTACCGGAGGGAAGTTTGTCGTGTCGTTGAAAACGTCTAAAACGACCCCCGAGGTGTTCGCAAACTTCGTAGGAGAGCCCGCCGCTCCCGGTCCGGCCGCTTGGAGGTTGTCGCGTCCGTAGTAGTTGTCGGCCTCCGTGAGAAGTGTCTTCGAACGAGTGCCATCAGCATTGAGCTTGAAAATGTCGTTGGGGAGATAGAGGGACCCACGTCGAACGGGACCAGCAAGGGTCTTGACCCCCGAGACACTTGAGAAGCTGTGGACTGCCTGCGTGACAAGAGTCCGATCGGAATCCCGCAGCTCGATGAGGTCGCCCGCACGATTCGTTATACGGACGTCTTTCGCCAGCGTGAACTCCGAGCCATCGGCCGACATGCCCCCCACATCCCCAGGCCGGAGCTTGAGCCGCTTGTAACGGATCGTGCTGCCAATGGTCTGCTTGTATAGAGCAGCGTCTGCTGGATCGATAGTCGAGGGATCGGCAGGAGCAAAGGGATCGAAACGGAGTGCTGTCTTGTTGCCAACGGGAAGGTACCCGAGGATCATCGCTTCGGTGAGCTGCTTATGCTTCGGCCGATAGCCGATGATGACAAGGGATCCGACTTCTGGGACGCCACCCCAGAAAGAACGAGGTCCGGCCAAAGACTGCGTGAGATCGATCTCATACCTATCGCCACCGCCCGTGAGAACCTTCACGTCGGCCTTCATGTTCAGTTCATCGATCCGCGTAATGATGCCGACACGGAGTCCTAGGGACCCCATGGTGTCCATCATCCCCTGACCAGGATAGGAACCCGGCGGGTTCTTTGGAGAGTTCTTGAGAGTCATCGATCAACCTATACCTGGGCAGGAGGGATCTGCGCGAGCTTAGCTTGCTTGTCAGCCAGATCCTTCTGTTTGCTAGCAAGCTGTTGCTGCAAGGTGGAAATCTGCTGATCGATGGACGGAGCCCCGATGATCGTCGTGTTGTTATGCTTCGTGGCTTCAAGCTGCGCCAACTGTGTCTGGTCCTTCGAAATGTCTGCTTGGTCTTGAGCAATCTGACCCAGGAGAAGGGTCCGTTGCGCGTTACCCTTCAGGTTGCTTCCGAAAGCCGACCATGTGTTCACGAGGCCTTCCTTCGCCGATGACCCTTGCTGTGCTGTAGCGAGGGGATCTCCCAGAGGAGTGCGGTTCAGCGATGAGAAAGGCGGCGTAAGGTCACTCGGAGGATGATCTCCCGACTGCCCATTGATGATGTTGTCGAACTCTTGGTTGTCCGTGCTGGCGAAAGAATCGCCTCGAAGTTGGGATTCGTACGTCTGGTGCGTGTCGTCGAGCGCCGAATAGAGGGAGTAGAGGAACTGATCGACTGTGTTGCGCACAGCTTCTGACGACTGCACCACAAGATTGGGTTGCACTGGTGTCGCGCCGATACCCCCTCCAGGCAGAACACCACTTACCGCCGAACCCGTGGCGAAGCTACCCCCTACAGAGCCGGGGCCCCCGAAGTTGTTGGCATTGAAAAGGCCCCCAACTTCAGGGACAGCTCCGTCAAGCGTCTTGACCTGATAGCCTACGTTGATAAATGCCAGGTCACTCCGGCCCAAGAGACACATACAGTCGTCCTTAGCGTCCTGCGCCCCATTCGTGTCAACGACAGACATCTCCGCAAGCGTGAGGGCACGAGAGAGAGTAGAAGCTTCAACGCTTGCCGTAAGCCCTTGCTGCTCGGGAGAGCCAAGCGGAGCAGAGTCCACGAAGTTCGTGCCTTGCTGAATCGAGTTCCCTGTACCAACAGGAACGAACTCCGGTTTCGTCACATCGGGGTTTGCCACTCCCACAGGATTTGTGATCCCGGCCGTTTCCAAGTCTTCTGGTTGGAGCTGAGAAAGCGCCGCTACCGGATTGGGATACGCCGAGACAATCGAAGTGAGTCCAGAGGACTGAGCTTGAAGCGAAGCAAACAAGTCCCCCGAGAGAGCCACTTGAAGATCGATGTTTGCTTTCGAGTTCTTCCCACCGTTGTTATAGACGAGCTGACCATCCCGTAGTGCAAGCCCACGACCATACCGGAAATGCCCAATGACTTCGAACCCACGTTCATCAGAGACAGGACGAATCATCGAGGTCTGATTGAGGAAAGGCTTGACCTGAATAGGTTTTCCTTGCGCATCCGTTCCAGTAATCGTTGCCGGAACTGTCGACAGATTCGCCGAAGGAATCATGACGACTTCCCCGATAACCTTTGTGGCTTCGTAGGCGTAAACGTAGACACCCGCAGAATTCAGTCCGTATTGGTAACGGTTCGACAGATGCTTCGATCGTAGACGATCCGACTCGTTTGCTTCGAAGTCTGCTTGTTCTCTCTTTGCCTGAGCATCAAAAAAGGCACTGATGACCTGATTCTTCGGCTTCAAGGCCTCGGGTTTCGTCGTCTCCCCAGCATTCTTCCGGAACTCATGTATCGTGACAGCTTGAAAAGGACGCGTGTACGCCATGACAACGTTAGGATAACCCACAACGCGACCCGTCTTTGGATGACGAAGAATGAGGGGTTCGTAGGGGTTGTTTTTCTGCACTTCTTGAGCGGCATCCACCACCGGAGGAAGCTGCGCAGCTTCCCCGAGAGTGAGCTTGAAAACCCCGTATTTCGAGAGCTGTCGTGAGCTGTATTTGAACGGGAGGTTGGTCGCAGGAAGAGGAGCTTGCTTCTGTTCCTTCCCCTTCTGTGCTGGGGCCGCTTTATTGTTTTCGGGCGGTGCCTTGTAGGTACCCAATTCAAGCTTGCCAATACCCCGGGGAGCGATGAACTTCGTTCGCTTCGCCGTGAGCGTGAGGGTCGTCTGGGCTCGTCCACCGAAGGCGATGTTGTGGCTGATACCGCTGATGTACCAAATCTGATCCAACGGGGCTACGTATATGGGGAACCCAAGTCGAAGCTCCGGTCGCATTGGAATGGTGACGGTGCCTCGATGACGCTTCGAGTTGAGACGGTCAAGGATATCGAGCCCGTGATAGAACATGAGGTTGGGATCCCCCATGAACTCCGAGTTGTACGTGTGGCTACGCCAGCCGTATTTGCGGAGGAGGTGGTAGTCAGTGACGCTCGTGAACGGAGTGATGTCGGAGGGCATCCCGTAGTCCACGGGACCACCCCAGGCTCCCTGCAAGGTGAGCTGAGTAACGACTTCGGCTTCCGACTCAGAGAAGTCCCAGTCGATGACGTCGATATCCTGAATCCAGGAGACGGGCTTGTTGGAGAGAATGTCGAGGTTGTAGAAAGGCGGTTTGAAAACGATGTCGCCTGTCACATCCATGAAGAATTCGAATCCGATAGCCTCTTTCGCAGCATTCGCCAGTTCCAGCTTGGTCTGATACTCGCTCTGCCAAAAGTTGATCTGACCGGCTTGGTTGAACTGCGTGCGGAAGGCGACGACTTCAGGAGCGGTCGGGTCAAAGAACATCTGCGACCCGTTGGCGCCCCCGTTTGCCGTACCTACAGCCGAAGAAGCGTAGGGTCTCTTTCCAATCCCCCCACCTGACCGATACGACTCGTAAAGGGAGTCTCCACGAACGGCAACCCCGTTCACTCCATAGAGCAACAGGTTCGACCGGATACGGCTAAAACGCTCCTCCCAATAGAGCATCATATCGGAGAGGGCCGCATCGAAAACTGGTCTCTGGCCTCCCTTGTCCTTGCTGAGAGAGACAAGAGAGCCCGTCCCGATAACCACATCGCCGAACGACGACTGGGCTAGCTGCCAAATCACATCGTAGGGGTTCTTTCCGAAGAAAACGTTGCCAAAGATGGACCTCCCCGCCTGCCCACTGGGAGCTGTGAAGGCAGGGTTGATGTTCATCTTGCACAGCTCCCACCACTTGAGAATGTCTGCGCAGTGGATGGTGACCGTGTGCTCTCCAGCAGAGTAACCGTCCGCAACTTCGGTGACGATGCCCCAAAAGATGGGGTAGTACTGCGGAATACCTTCAACAAGGTAGTAGCCCTTGGCAAAGATCTCGACTTCCATCATTGTGGTAATGACGGGGGTACCCTCGAAATAGAAGTCGTCGATCGTATGCCGAGGAACCGAAAGGCTGATACTGGCGCTACCAGGGGCCCCGTCCACTGTAAGATCAACGCTGATCGAGGTGACGTACTTGTTCCAGTCGAACTTTCTACGGCAACTCGGGCATCCAATGATGTCCGTCTCCCCATTGATCACCACCATGGCGTCGGGCGCCGTGACAATGGTCGGGCGAACGTTCGGTTGAAAAGTACCTTGGAAAGGACCACGCGGCATGGTTACCCCGTAACTCCGAAAGTGAGTTTGTACTCGTGCAGACGAGCCAGGTCTTCGGGAGAAGCAGTGCCTGCCTCAGCCGCTGCAATCAATTTAGCGGCCTCTGCCTGCTGTTCTTTCGGGTCCGTCGGAAGGGGGTTCGTAATCTGCCACGGGATATCTCCCCCACCTTGATCTTGAATCGCCTCTGGGGATGGATTCGCCGTACTTTGAGTTGGAATGTCGTTCCCGGTCGAAGGCTTGGCTGCTGGAGATCCGTAGTTGAACCTTGGGTCGGCCTTGCGATCGAGAAGGAACCATGCACGCACCGTGAAGGAAAAGTTGTATTCCAACGTGTAAGGTGCCGTGTCGGCTTCGGTGATCGAGAAGTTGTCGAACGAACCGACATACATCGTGTTGTCGTAGTAGATGTAGACAGAGCCAACGAGCGTGAGATTCAGCCGCTTCGTGTTTGAATGGGCGTTCGAATAGTAGTCGTCGAGCCAGATACCCCCGTTGCTCTTGTAGATGAGGTAGAGCGACAGAAAGTTCTGGTAGCTCATCGAGAAGGTTCTTGCTGTTCTGGTCAGCCCAGGCCCATTGCCAGGAGATCCGTTCACGGAGTCCGACTTGTCGATAGCGTAGAAGGCCGCGAGCTTGCCGGAACCTTCGATCTTTTCTTGCTGATGGCCCCACATCTGAATGACGGGTCCGCTGCGTCCCCAGTTGCCGTCACTGAGGATCTTCTCAGAGCTGAACTTGAAGGTCGTGGGGTTCACGAGCATTTGAAGAGGCGGCACTTTGGCCATCGCTTGAATGGCCTGGTTCGTCGCATTGATCTGAGCACTTTGAGCTGCAAGCAGATTCTTGCCGAGTTCCGAAGTGTTGAGGTCTTTGTTGGCGAACTTTCCTTGCTGCTTCTTCGAGTCCTTCGCGTTCTGTACCCCACCCCCTTGCCAGGCAACGCCATCGTTTGGCGGAGGCGCTGCTACCGGTGGAGGGGCTCCCCCACTATCGAGCTGAGCTTTGGCTGCATCGATCCCAGCATCGAAACTGTTGGGAAGAGGATGTTTGTCAACAGAAGCCCCAAGATCGGCCGTAGTGATGTATCCCTTGCCCCCATCAAGACCAGGATTCGCTAGGAAAGCTTTACGATTTCCATCGTAATTCGGCCATGCCGCACGACCCCCATTGGCATCCATGTATGCCTGGCTCGCGTAGTTGATGGAGACTCCATCTGACCCAGTGGGATTGGTCGAGTTGTACCCCCCGAAGTTCTTCCCGTAGATATACGAGGCATCCTTACCCTTAACACCAGCCGCGTGCATGAATTTCTCGACATACACGAGCTGTTGATCCCGTGGGAGCGTCTCGTAGATGTTCCACGTAGCTTCGTCCATGAGTGACGGAACGGCTGTCGAGTGGACAAGTTGGTTGAGACCTTTTGCAAGAGGATGACACCCTTCCCCGTCCCCCTCATGACATGGAAGGTTCTTGTCGTTTCGCCATGCCACCGCAGCGGGATTGAGCCCGCTCTCGCAATTCAAAACCTTCGCCAACTCTTTCGGATCAACCCCCAGTCGGTTGCACATAGCAACGTACTTCGACCAGAAGGCTGCGTCGGGAGGAGCTGTGGTCGAACCTCCATCGTAGGGAGCGGCATCCGGTCCGAAACCAAGCTGTTGAGCAGCCCCCTGGATAGCCCCCACAGTCGCAGAACGATCAAGTAGCTTCCCCGTGATCTTGGTGGCAGGGGGAATGAGGCCAACAACGAAAGGAAGAATCCCGGTCTGGTCCCCGCGTCCCTGCGTGGCAGTCGTGAGAGGGATCCAATTCAGAGCATCTGCATCGTCGACCGTCTGAAAAGAATCGAAACGAGTGAGAATGTCGTAGACGCTCGGGGGGTTGTAAGCCGCGTCCGTCTCGATCTGGTTGTAAATTCGATCTTGGGGGGTTGTGTTCGGGTCAGCCATTGTCTTACCCAATATTAGCCGGAACCGGCGTCGGGGGGATTGGAGGCGCGTTCTGACCCTGGAACTGCGGAGCGAATTGGGGGGTCGTGTAGCTTCCCTGCCCATTCACGATAGGCAGTTGGAAGATCGTTTCCTCGACCTTAAATGTCCATGAGAGCGCGAATGTGAACGGAGAATCGCCCGACTCTTCGACAGAGAAGTTGGTGAAGTAGCCGATGTACGTCCCCTTGTCGTACATGAGCATGATGTTCCCCTGTAGAACGATGTTCCCGAAGGGATCGTAGACGCTCCCGTTGTTGTAATAGAGGTCCAGGAGATCTCGGTAGCGATCCCAAGCGATCGTTCGTTGACGAAGGATACTCGACAACCCCGTGTAGAGATTCACGAAAGCCCCGGTCGAACCGTCAGCAGAGATCTCGGTCAGCTCATCGCCCCAGTGCTGCTCAACGAAACCCCCTCGGGTTTGAATCCGCTCGATTTTCTTCGTGGGAGTCTCTGAGAAGTTCGATGGGTTCACGTGCATCACAAGCGCGTGAGGCATGAGCGCAAGACGCCTGTTGAACGGACTCGTAACCTGGAACGCCATCGGAATGAAGCCGCGACGTGCCGTTGCCGGATGCGGATAATGAGTATCCGTACTCGGAGAATCGAGCTTCTGAAAATTAGCGGGGGACGGGATACGGGGCATGGATCACCGGAACTTCTCGCGGCTCTTGTTCACCGCATAACGGTCATCCGCCCTTGCATCGATGATGCGACCCAAGTCTCCCTTGAGCGATAGTTCGACCTTCACAGGGCCGCCCCCACCTGCTGCCCCACCTGCGGGCACGATGGCCTCTCCCTTGGCCACAGACGCAATGCCCTCGCGCACGCCGGTTACCAAGCCTCCATCAGCATTCCCCACAAGAGGTAGGCCCACCTTGCCTGTGTCCTGAGTCTGCTTGAGGCCCTTCGCCATGATGTCCTGTGAGGACATGCCATCCTGAAGAGATTTCAAGACATCCGTGTCTGTCTGCTTCGTGAGGATGTAGTACTCGACAAGAGCTTCACGAGCAGCATCGAGCACCGCATCATGAATCGTATTCTTCACGTGATCGCCGACGAACTTCTCGATCTTGATGCCCTTGTTCCGGAGCTGCTTCAAGATGAGGTCGAGCGTATCCCCCTGTTCGTTCGCCGCTTCTTCTGCCGTAATGTCGTGGGTATAGAGAGATCCCCCTGTCACACCTGCGGTAGCAGCTTTTGCAGCATCCGGATTCGCTTTCGTCTGCTCTTCCGCTACAGCCTTTGCCTCTTCGGTAAGAGTTGCTTTGTCAGCCTGGAGCTTTTGAAGGGCTGTCGTGATTTTGTCGAACGCAGCAGAGTCCGCAGGATCAGCAGCCACGACCTGAGACTTGAGATTCTCCACCATCTTATCTATGTCTGTCCCCCGCTTACCGATTTCGGTAAGCTTCGCGGTCTTGCGCTCTTCCGACCGGGGGCCATACACCGCACTCACTTGGGCGGTCTTCGCCTTCTCGACTTCTTCTTTAGCCTTTTCAAGAGCATCGACAGTATTGGCAATCTCTTCCAACCCGTGAGCCTTATTGGCAGCCTCTTGGGCTTTGTCCGCCTTATCTTGCGCGTCGAGGACATTCTGGGCGAGCTGTTCAGTTTGCTTCTTGCGTTGCTCGCCGATATCTTTGAGGATGGCGAGTTCTTTGGCCGCATCCTGCTTCTGCTGATCAGTCTTGGCCTCACCTAGACTCTTTTCAGCGGCTGCTATGTCCTTCTTGAGCTGAGCATCTCCAGCCGACCGCTCTTTCTTTGCGGCCCCACCGGGTGCAGTAAAGAGCGAGCTACTAGCCAGTAAGTCCCAGATACCAGAAATGGCATCGTAGAACTGACCCATCATGAAGTCGACAAGCACCCCGATCTTGTCCATGATAGTAGAAACATTCTTCCCCTGATCTTTGGCGAACTTGGCCTCGTCCGCTGCCGCTTTTTTGTCGGCTTCGATCTTATCCTTGTCCCCTTGACCCATCTCGTTGAAGATCTGGTCCGTTCCGGCTTCCGTCAAACGCTTGATTTCAGCCGCCCTCTTATCTTCATCCCCGTTGTACTTCTTGTCCGCCTTGGCGTTTTTGATCATCTGCTTACGCTGCTTCTCGATACTGCCCTCGAAGATGATCATCTGATCGAGCTGCTCACGAGATACGCCTAGGTTCTCGGCCATCTGCTCCATGCCGATAGAGCCCACACCAGAGCGGAGGGTCTTTCCTCCACCCCACTTGGCGAGAGCTTTCTGCATCATCGCAAGCTGACCAGCAGGACCCATTTCACCCGCAGCTTGGGCTTGGCCGTAGACTCCCTTCTGGGACATCTCAAACTGCATCGAAACCTTGTCGACAGCCTCACTGAGTGCCCCCACTGCCTCGGGGTCTGTCTTTTTGAGGGTCTCTAGCGCTACATCCACCTGCTCCCGATTACCGCTCTTGACGGCTTTCTCAAGATCCTCGGGGGTCATCCCAAGCTTGCCCGAGATGTCCTTGATCTTCATCGTGAGATCGCGTTCGACCTCCTTCTTCCCACCCCCGGCAAGAAGAGTCGTCTGCAAGCGCTGGATACGCCCCATACCTTTCATGGCGTTCATTGCCGTGCTCATGAACTTCGCGGCGTTTCTCGGGCTCATGACATTCCCGAGCATCCCAAGGAGCTTGACAGCATCCTCCATGCGCGTGTTGTAGAGCGCAAGGTCCGACGACACGCCTCGGATAATCGAGAAAAACTTGTTGGCCGTGATGCCGGAATCCGCAGCCGCTGCCCCCATCTGATGGAACGCGGTCTGGACATCCGTCAGACTAGCTCCCATTTCGGTCATCATTTCCCCTTGCAGAGCTGTGATTTCCCCAAGAGAGACCCCCATCAGACGGGAGTACGTCACCGCCATCTGGGTGATGGAACCGAAGGAATCCGAGTACTCCTGGGTCTTCTTATTGAGGGACCCGAATTGATTGTCGAGAGTCTTGAGGCTCACACCTTCGGCGGTCAGGGCCGAAATGACCTGCGTGTGAGTTTCTTTCGAAATACCCCACCCGATGTTGTCAAGCGAAAGGGCAGCGCTGGAAACCCTCTTGAGGGTGCTGTCCAAATCATAGGCAGCCGCTTCCACGTCCCCCATATTTTGAGAGAGAAACCCTACCGTACTAGAGGTGGCCAGGATTTCTTTGTTGATCTCTTTGACCGTTGCTTCGGCGTCAATGAACAACTTGACAAGACCAGCGACAGCTCCGCTCACAATCCCAATAAGCGGACCAAGCTTCGAGACCATGCTCAGGAAGCCGCCCATCCCCTTCATGATGCCGCCCAAGGCCCCCACACCAGCACCTGCTACTTTGCTGGCAGCCCCTCCCTTCATCATCTCCCCGGCCTTACCCAAGAGCGCCCCGCCCCCTTTGCTCGCACCCTTCCCAAGTCCTCCAAGGCCCTTCCCAAGCAACTTCGCGCTGGACTGAATCGCACGCTTGAAGTCCTTCTGCATGAAGGCTGCAAACGGCTCCACAAGCTCGTCCCCTGCGCTCTCCGCCGCTTGGATCAGTTCATCCGTATTGAACGTGAACTGCTCTCCGATCTCAGCCGCAGCTTCCTTGGCTTGGGTAACGGCCTCCTCTTGAGCCTCCTTGAGACGTTCGTATCCTTGGACTTCCTTTTCGAGAGACTTGACGTGGTCTTCGGCGTCCTTCTCCAAACCCCGATAGAACTCCCGCTCGGCAACCGAGGCGGAGTCCGATGCTTGGCCAAGTTTCTTCTGAGCCGCTGCGAGTTGGGCAAGGAACTTCTGCCCTGCCTTAAGAGAAGCATTCGATGCGTTCTGAGCATCGGTTGTCTTCTCGATCGCTTTCCCAAGATCCTTCTGAGCAGCCTCAGCCTTGGCCATCAAGGGGGCGTATTTCTTCTGAGCCCCACTGAGCTTGTGCCAAAACTCGGCGACCGCCTTCCCAGTCCCCTTCATGGACTTCTGGGAAGCCTTCTCGATCGCGCGCATCCCCTTGGACCAGCCCTGATTGAGCTTGCGGATGCCCTTGTCCGTGCCGCTCGTATCGAGAGCGAGCTGGATCTCCATCACGGCTTGTTCGGTCGCGGTGGGCATCTCTATCTCCTGAAGGGTCTACCGGGGGTGGTTGGGCGAGTGATGGGAAGAGCTTCGGCAGGATCGCGGTCGGTCTGAGAAAGCGTCGAAGTCACATCGGAGCCTGTCAGGCCCCACTTATGGTGCCGCTCGTCAGCTTTCTCATCTAGCTGCGGGTACAAGACTCTTTGCGCTAGATTCTGGGCCTCGAACTGCTTCCGACGAACCATCCGTTCTTGCACTTCCGCCGCAGTGAGCCCTTGGAGGCCTGTATTTCCCACCACCTGGTGGTTCCCGAATTCCTCCTTGTGGACTTCCAGCATCTCTTGGAACTTCTGCTCTTGATCGGCGTACCTCTCCCGAACCTGATTTTCGTAGGCTTCGACGACCTGATCGTGCCAGTCCTTCTCCCCCCGGAGCGATGCTTGTAGCTGCGCCGACAGCTCCTCAACGGTATGTGCGGCAATGATGACCTTGCCGTCTTTCAGCTTGCCCCCGTCGAGAGGATCCCCGAAAAGCGCGTACCGGATGAGGGAATCCTTTCGGGAGATGAGCGCCTCTTTCTGCTTTGTTCGACGACGCTCGTCTGCGTTGTGAACCTTCTGAATGCCCTTCCCGGCCATGCAGGCGCCCACGAACTTCGCGTTCTCCCACTCACGCTCCATCGTTTCTTGGAGATCTTCGTAGTAGTTGAGAGCCCTCCAGGTGAGCTGCGCATAGTTGAGACCCAGTTTCTCGGTGCCCGCAATACCTGTGACCGTAGGGGCCATCAAATCGAGTCCCCGAATCTGAGCCCAACGATAGCGGGAATACGACTCCGTAGCATACGCTTCCGTCAAAATAGCAGCGACGTTAGCCCGACGATTCAGTTCCGAAATGTGCCGGATCAGTTTTGACCTAGCACCTGGTGTGAACTCCCCGAAAGTCCTGGCAATCTCCCGAACTGAACGTTCTCGATCATCGAGAACGTTCAGCCCATCGATCATATACACGCCGTAGGCGAGGAAGAGGTTCCAGAAAGCCTGCGTTGGGGATTGGTTTTGCTGGATGCCCCCTATGAGACCGAGTAGCTCGTACTCATGTTGGTTGAGGCTTTTGAAGACGAACGAAACCCCATTGATCTCCGCCGGAAGCATGAGAAACCCCCGTTGAAGCAGGGGGCTCACGTCCTTGTAGATCTCAGGGTTGACCTCGGGTTCGCGAGGCGGAGGAATCTCGATCTCAGATGGATCGGGAGTACCGTCCACCCGAGCACGGAGCTTAGCCTGCTCCTTCTCGTACTGATCCTCCGTCATTTGAGCCATAGGTCAGGCTCGACGGGGGGACCTGAAGTGCGGGTTCAACCCTACCCTCGGCGGCTGATCGATGATCTGAGCTGCCGCCTTGGGATCCCCTGGCTGCTGGCGGTGTTCGAGCATCGGCACCTGAGCCGGACGCAGCGTGGGATCGAATCCCGCAACAGGATCAGCACCGAGGGCCCCAACTTGATCGGCATCGGTTTCGAGCGCTGCCATCTGAGCCGCTCGAAGAGCAGCCGATCCCACGACCGGAGGCCCTTGGATTGCGTGCGAGGATACAGCATCTTGGGGCGGTGGCGGAGCTGCCTGGCGGGACGCTGGCACGACATTCGGAGCCTGCCGTGTCGGAGCCCGCTGGATGTCTACAGGAGCTGTATTGAGCGGCTGCCGATTCCGCATGATGTCTGCGGACGGAGTTTCTGGAGAGGGAACTTCCGTCGATGGGGGTGTAGACACCGCAACAGATTGAGCTGCCTGTGCTGCCTTGGCCTCAGCCTTCTCCCTGTCGACCCGCTCCCGTTCGATTGCGTCGGCTGCTTCCATGGCTTGCCGTGCTTCTTCGGCAGTGGTCTTGAGAATGAGACCGTTCTCATCGAGAACCTTTTCGAGAATGACAGTCGGAACCTCATCTCGAATCTCTTGTAGCTCGCCAATGATCCGACGCAGCTTATCTTCTGGGGTCTCGTCCGCAGTGAGAAATTGGATCCCCTCTTTGGATTTCTTCTCGGCCTTCTCGATGACATCGCTGACCTTGCGGTAAGCGACGTAGATCGCTTCTTTGCCCCAACTGTTGAGGACATTTCTCTCCAGCCACCGATGAAGTTCCAACTTCACCGCCTTCATCTGGCCTGGCTTTTTGGGATCCGGCTCTTCGTCCTCGATGAACGTGGCGTCCCGGAAGTCCTGGCCGTTCAGCTCTACGATAGCCCGAGAGACATGCCCAATCTGAAAGGCATTGAGGTACGCAACGTCCTCGTGCCCTTTACAGTCGGCGATGATGTCTTCGTATTCAGTCGGTCGAAGACTCCGAACAACTACTGCACAGTCGCCGACTGTGAAGGGTTCTTCTTCGATCCCGACTCTCTTCGCCTTTTGAAGAGAGTCACGGAGAGTGCGCGCTGAGAGTGTGCCCATTTGGATCCCTTTTCATTGTGGGGGACCCCGGACAACGACGAAGAGCTAGCGCTAGGAGGTCTACATCTGGGTTTGAGTCTCGACGAATCGAGGGGCGGCCGAAGCCGATGTTCATTTGGTCTGATGTGATCTCGTTTGCATCTAGGTCTACTTCGTCGTCAACCGGAGTCGACGTGTACTACTCCTACGGGATGAGCGGCGCCGCTGCACCACCCGCGAAACGCAGCGAGTAGCCCTTGCCGAAGCTCCCGTTGTCGGCGATGGGCGCAAGGCCCGAGTCGATGTACTCGCCGTATTGGCTGGTACCATCGATGATGTCCGTGACCGTGACCGAGGAGTTCTCGGCGATCATCGCGGCATCCGACGTGTACGAAGCGTTGTAGCTGTTGAACCAGCAACCTTCGAAGTACGTGAACAGCGCGTTGATGGTGGAGGTCACGAGACCTGTCGTCGCCGGACCGATCGTGCCATCCGAAACCTTGGGGTCCGCACCCTTGGGATCGAGACCGCTCGCGATTTCGCTCATCACCAGCTCTTGCTTGATGTCGAAGGGCCAACGGTGGTGCTTGAGCGAGCGTACGAGCCCATCCATGCCGCCCTTGTACCCAACGACCTGGAAGAGGTTCGCCGTGTAGAGGAGCGTCTTGTTGAGGGTGAGCGTCATCGGCTCGGTGACCGACGGAACGAGTTCCGCGATCTGATCGCCGTAACCGACACCACGCACCGGATCGATGGTGCGCGACTCGTCGTGACTGAACTCGCTCACTGCCCCGATCTGCTGGAACTGAGCGGCCCCTGTCGCGTAGCCGTACACCTTGTTCTTCTGAGAAACGGCTGCCCGAGTATTGGGGGCCGTACCCATGCGGTAGATGTAGTTTTTGGTATCGACGGGCATCTCTCTTACCTCACGCAGCCTTCCGGTTGAGCGTCACGAGAATCGGAAGGTCAGACCTTGGCCGAGGCGAACAGGATGTGGATGTTGGCAGCCTGGGAAGCGAGCTTCTCCAGATCGGCCTTCACGTATGGCATCGCAAGATCCATGTCCGCCAAGATGGTCTGGACATCGGTCCCGATCTTGTGCAGGTCGTCCTTCGCCTGCGCCGCATTGAACTTGCGACCTGCGGTGACGAGAGCATCGATCTTGTCGTTCGTCTCGCTGAGCTTGGCAAGGATGCCCTCGGCAAGGTCGCCATTGGCAGCGAGAACTGCCACGCTGGCCGCGTCGGTGGCCAGCTTCGGATGGGTGATCGAGTCGGGAAGCGGGCCCGGCTCCACGGTGTCCACCTTCGGCGGAGCCGTGATGTACCAGGCGTCGTTCTTCGCCTGATCACCCGGGTCGTAGAAGTGGAGACCTCCGATCATCTCGCGAAGACTCGTGATCGCGGTGTCGGTCGGCATCTTCGCCGCCGCGAGCTTGGCGACCTGCGAGATCTGCTGCTCGATGAGCGCGATCCGGTGATTGAGAGCCGCAACCTGCTCCATCGAAGCCATCTTCGCCTGTGCCATGTTCATACCTTCCATGATCGAGGGGGATCGTCTTTCCCGTGGGATAAGTGAACTAGTGGATGACCATCGGGCACGCCTGGGCTGCACGAGGACATCGAACTTGTCGAGGTCGATGGCGACCATCGCCTCGCCAAACTTCAGGAACTCGTCGAGTGCCCGTCGAGCCATCGCCCGGCTGGACACACACGTCGCCACCAGCTTCGCCATCGAAATCGGCCCGAGAATGAGCTTCACTCCCTCGGGAAGCACCACGAAATCGCGAAGACCATCCGTGCTGATGGTGACGGTCTTGATGCGTCCTGCCACAAGGATGACGGGCTACGAAAGGATCCTCATTCCTTTGCCTTGGTCGAGGCAGGTGGCGGCGTCGGCGTAGCGCCACCTCGGTCGGCGTAGCGCCACCTCGGTCGGCGGCTGGGACTTTGATCCGGTCTCCGGCTCCGGTGGCTTCGGCGGCACGTTGCGCTGGAGGTTCGCGAACCTGAGAACCGCGAGGTGATCGTGGGCGAAGCCGGGAGCGGTCTTGGACTTGCTCATCAGGCCACCAATCTTTCAACCTTGGGATGCCACGTTCGGTAGACACGTACAGTGTCCGACTGAAGACGTTCGTAGATCTTTTTGAAGTGGTCAACAGCTACGCCGGTCTTGATCTCACTCTCCGAGTAACGAAGCACAGAATACCCGAGATGAAAATAGGCGTCTGCTGTTGTTACATCATCTTGAACTCGAACACCAGGATCCGCGAAAACAGCCAGTGGACCGTGAAAAGCCTCCCCATCACACATCACAACGATCTTTCGGACATCGTCAACGGACACCTTAATATCTGCTTCGCGCGGAACCATCATGCCGTGGATGGGTATGGACTGCCACTGATTGAGACTGAGTCTAAAGCCCAAGCCTTCTAGCTGGTCTGCTAGGAGACGCTCCAACTTGCACGTCCCACGATACTGCTGAAAATAAGCAGCTTTCTCTTCCGGGGACAGTCGAGCATATTTTCGGTGCGCCTCTTGGATGTTGCGTTGGCCGATTAGACTCTTCCTCTGATCGGACCACTCTTTGTACCCAGCAACCCCAAGGATACTTTCGGCGATATCTTTGAAAATCTTGTAGTGCAACGTGAAGAGCCGTCGGATGTTCACCCCAGGATCACCTCGGTCGATGGCCGCTGCGACCGCTTGATAAAGCGCGTCTCCCACTACCCACTGAAGTTGTGTAGATTTGGGAAGAAGTCGTACAGGGGACGTGGTGGTTGAACCTTCATAAGCACGTCTACTTACGAGTTGGCGAAGCGTCACACACTTCGGACACCGTTTTTGATTGCTGTGTGCTTTATCAAAAATATCCCACAAAACACCGCATTTTAGGCATCGCAGCGTTTTATGGTACGTAGTCGTCCACTGTGTTTTGAGCTGCGCATGAGCGGAGTCTGTGTTGTGACGGAGATGCCCAGCAAACCCTCGGGTGTTGTGTAGTACCTTCCCACACACCTCACACGGGGCCGGAAAGCTGCCCGAGCGCATGTAGGATTTCATGCCAAGGCAAAATCAAAAGGAGAATACCGTACGTGATGTTCTCCCACGCTGGAGTCCGCCCACGAAGCTGACGATCCTCGGGGATGTTCGGCTTGTCGGTCACGTGCGCTTCGGCCTCTTGCTCAGGCCCGGAAGGCTTGAACTCGACAGCGGCGAACTTGACCGGGTTGTGGACTCCCACCCTGTAACGGATGTCCTTCTCGTCGAAGTGCCCGATGTTGAAGTGCTGTTGAAGCACCATCCCCCGATTCGAAGGCATCCTGACGGCACCGATGCTGTAGCGATCCCCGTTGAGCTTCACGATGAAATCCCGCATCGAAAGGAGAGGGACGGGACCCGTCCACACTTCGTAGGCATGCTCGACGGTCCGCCCAATGTCCTTCTGTGCGATCCGCCTCTCCGCATCATCCGGCGCGATGAGGATATCGTAAGGGCCTTCGTAACCCCCGACGATCCCTGTCCCAAAACAGAGCGGATCATCGTTGATGGGCTGCTTGTGGTAGTCGTCCTGGATGCACGGACACGGGATGCCAACCGTCTTTTGAAGGAACAGCTTCACGCGCTCGCCACCCTGTTCGAGGATCCAGCGGTTCCGACGAATGGCCTCACGCCACATGTAGTCGAGCTTCTCGATCTCGGCGTTGGACGTGCCCGTAGCGTCTTCGAGCGGCGTCTCCACCAAATCAGAGGAACTCACACTTGAGAGATCACATCCCTCGGGGAGTCCCACGGTGGTCACTCGGTAGAAAACCCTGGTGGCCAAGTCCGTTCGCACGAGAGAGCGCATTCGCACGTACGAGCACGTGACCACAGAGCCAGGTTTCGGAAGCACCTGCTGCTGGATCGTCTGGCGAGCCACATCGGCACGGGGTTGGGATTCGAGTTCGATCTCACCCGTGCGCCCGAACACCGACTTCACGACCGCAGGCACTCCATCGATAAGCACCTGCACATCCTCGGCGCGGTTCGCGAAGATGCCTTGAGACCCCGACTTGATGATGGGAAACTGCGTCTTAAAGGCGTATCTGGGGAAGTCAGCCCCGGAGGCGGATGCGGACGGTCCCAGCATGATGAAGCTGGCACTCACGTCCTCACTGACCCTCTGTTCGGTGTCTGTCCGGTCGCGCCAGAAGTTCGAACCGATAGGCAGTTGGGTAATCCGCTCGTACGGCCCGAACTCCGAGTCGAAGCTCCGGTAGACGTTCACCCCACACAGGAGGAACGGGCTGTTGAGCGCAAGCTGGGCGGGATCATCCCACCGGATGTTGAAGACACCCGGCATGAAGCCGCTCTCCATGAACACGTTGAGCGGGGGTGCCGGAAACGGCACCTTCACGCGTTCTAGCTCAGGGACGGCCCGGTCTCGATTTGAAGCGTAGGGCATGGCCTACCCATGCCCCACGACAAGAGGAACCTTCAGGAAGGCTGGGGCTGGGCCTGTACTGGGGCTTGAACCGCGCCGTTCTGATCCGGATCCGCGAGAGGCTTGACGAGCCCGGTCTTCGCGTCGATTTCGACGGGGAATCCTGGGGGTAGCCCTCGATCCGTCACGATCCTCGTGAAGAGCTGGGTCTTCTGGTCATCAAGCTGCCGCGCCTGGACGAGGATCTTCACCTTCTCCTGCTCCAAGTCGAGCAGCGCATCGGCCAGCTCGAAACGGCGACCCTGCAACTCGGCGAGGCGCTGTAGGTCGGCGGGATCGACGGGATCGTTGAGGGTGAGCGCGGGCTTCTTCTCGGAATCTTGAGGCATTTTCATCTCCTAGCTGAACGAAGGGCTGAGGGTGCGTAGCACCTACAGAGGTAGAACTCTACGAAAGGATCTGGCCGATGTTTGGTATCAGCGGGCTTGCTGTACGGAACGCTCTCGACGAGCGTACCGAAGGAGCCTTGTACGCCCTCCAGTACGAAGCTTCCGAGAACGGATGGGATCCCCATGTTTGGGCCCAAAAGTTCAAGGACGGTACAACCCGGTTCATCTTCTACGCCACGGACTCGAAAGGACACACAAGGTACTTCGACTACGCAACCGCACAAGACACCGGAAACCTCGCCGAGAAGGTCATCTTTTTCGAACGGATGCTCGAAACCCGAAAGGCAGAGGCGCGGGTCCGGGAAGGACTTACGCGCCTCGATGCGGGGTTGGACCCGGTACGACACCGGATCAACACCGAGAAGCTCGACTGAGGATCAGCTCAAGCCCGCGTCGTGCATGACCCGGTAGAGTTCCTTGGTGTCGTCGTTGATGCTCATGTTCCAAGCGCGGAAGAAGTCGAAAGCCCCCTTGAGGTGCTCCCACGCCTTCGCCAAGATCCCGCTGATGAAGTCGAGCACCCCTGCGGTCTTGCCTGACGGGCCTTCGTAACGCCCGACATCGTGAGCCGGGCTTTCTGCGTCGGGAATTTCGAGACCCGCTTCGAACCGCTCGATCGCCTTCTTCACGGATTCGAGGACCGTCTTCTGCGAGAGATCCTTCTGGGCGACCAGCATCAGGAACTGAAACTCCTTCTCGAACTCGATGGCGTAATTCGAGACCTTCTCCTTTTTCGCGGACGTTTCGCTGAGAGCCTTGACCGACGCACGAGCCTTGTCCATCTCCTTGGAAAACTTCTCGACGTCCTTCGAAGCCTCTTCGAGCCACTTTTGCTTCTGCGCGACACCCTTCTGGGTCTTCGCCTTGCTGAGCGCCGACGTGTGCTTCTGCACCCGTGTGTTGGCTTCGCCCAAGAGACGTTCGAGGTGAGCGATCTCCATCTCCCACTCAGCAGCCGTCTTTTCGAGGGTCGCGATGAGTCCTTGGGAGACCATCGTTTGCTTGACCCACTCTTCGATCTCGTCGCCGGGCTTGATGCTCCATCGCCCTGCGGAACCTTCACCCCCAAGTCCTTCGAGGTACTCGGTGGGAAGCGGATAGCCGTTCTTGGCGCACTTGTTCCGCCAATACGCCACGGCCGCCCCGTAGCTCTGGGGACCTTTCCACCCTCGGGGGCTCTGCGAGATCTTGTCAACGCAGTCCTTCCAGAAGAGCAACACATGGGGGTCGAGCTTGCCTTCATCCACGCCGTTCACGACCGAACGCGGAGGACGAAATCCGTCATCCGCCAAAAGCGCCTTGGCGAGAAAACGGCGAACGACGTTCTGCGCGACGGTCTGCATGTTCGATGGCTCCCGGAGTTAGTCCTATCGGAGGCATCGGATAAGAGGAAGTTCTACCTCTTGTAGCGCTTCGCAAGCAGCCGCAGAAACACCTCGAAGTCTTCGGGATCGATCTCGTGCTTCACCACAGCCGCTCGTCGAACGACCTCGGTTTGGTTCCACGAGCACCCCACCTCATGGTGGTCGAGACGCTTTCGGCACTCGATGCAGATCGGGTACTCCAACACAGGAGTGACCGCGCGTTCTCCAAGGGTCTGCTTCCGACGCGCGATCGTGATCTCCATCGGGTTCGACCGGAGCTTCCACTGGGCGCATCGCTCCCGATGGTGCTTCATCTGCGCGTACCCCTCGCTGATGAAGCCACACAAACAGGGGTAGACGCGAGGGGGCATGTAGAAAGGCCGAGCCAAATAGGATTTCTCCGGACGACTAGTTACACCGTGTCCAGACGTATTCACCCATCTCCGGGCCCGTTATTCGCTCGGGTTGCCCTCGAAATCCACGACGAAGTGCGTGTGCTGCTCTTGAACAACATCCGCTCCGAGCACCTGAGCGTAGATCTCCTGCTTCCGCGTCGGATTCCTCGTGAGCACTGCCTCGAAGAAGCTCATGAAGCGACTGAAGTCCGGTTCCTCGATGAGTGTAGCCGCCACCGAAAGCATCGTGAGAGCTGCCACCTTCCGTCCCTTCGGCGTGTCGGGGATCCCTACATCAGACATCACCTGCCCGACGACCCGACCGAAATCACGAGCGAGATCGGTGGCACACATCGTACGCTTAGCCATGGGGATCTCTACACCGTGCCATCGACACGGCATCCAGAAACCTACTCAGGCGAGCAGGCCTGCGCTCTACAGGGGCTTGAGCGGGCTCTCGACGCGAACGAAGGCAAACTTTTGAAGCTTCTCGACCCAACCCCGAATGGACTGCTTCATCCCAGACGAGACCGCTTCAACCACATCCGGCGGCATCCCTTCGAGGAAGCGGACAACCACCTCAGGCGTGGCGGTGCTCGTTGACACCCGAAGCTCAGCAGATGAGACGCACCCTACCTGCTCGTGATCGATGTAGATGCGGGCAATCGCCGCGTACGTTGGGAGATCTTCCCCCTCACGTTGACTACGTCGTTCTTGGATGACGAACGAGATAGTTCGTTCTTCGCTGCTGATGATCTGATCCATGAGGGGCTCCTACTAGACGCCGACGAACTTCCTCGGAGAGAGTACACCACGACCCGCGTAAGGACCGAATGCACTGCGGATGCCGGTGCCGTATTTGGGTTGCTGCAAGCCCTTGACGAAGTTGACCGTTTGCTTGGCCTTTTCGAGGTTCTTGTCGAATTGATCGACCACAGCTTGGTAGGCACCTTCGTACTTGGAAGCCTTGTCGAGATTGAGACTCACGCCACCGATGCTGTAGTCGAACTCGTCCGCGATCCAGTTGACCCGAAGCGCATGAAGAGCAAATCGCTCGGCCCCAACCAGCAACAAACTTCGCCATTCAGGACGCATCTGCGTCATCTGATCCACAGAAGCAAACGGAGTCCGGGGAGGCGATGAGATGATGTCGTCGAGCGAGCGGTAGAGGTATTCCTGTAGCTCGCCGTCTTCCCAGATGTAGCCGAAGACCCGGTTGAACTGGCGGATCGTCTCTTCATGCGCCGGAGGCCGGAAGTGGTAGTTGCGATCAGGATTATTGTCCCTCAACAGGATACGAAGCCGCCGAATGAGGTCGGATTCGTTGGGAGTGAAAACCGTGTTCGGCTCCCCCACCACCTTGTCGATGACATCGAACGCCATGAGCGCTTGCTGGATTTGACCCCCGACGATCTCACGGAAGGTCCACCGAATCCGGTAAGACCCCAAGTTGGCGTCGAGCGGAATGATAACGCTCGCGAAGTACTCCCCTGGACTCGGATTGACCGGGGTTCGACGAGGCGGCCCCAACAACACTTCCTGTCCCGTCGTGAAGTCGTAGAGCGCGTACGTGATCTCGGCCGCGTTCGTGGGATTCCCATTGGCGGACGTGAGGAAGATGTTGAGTTCCCCTCGTCCGAGCTGTTGACCACGATAAAACGAAGCCAAAGTTCACATCCTCTTCGAAGAACTTACGAGCGCTTGGAAGCTCAGATAGCTCTTTCCATCTCCGACATGGGCTTCCCCAAGGGCTTCTTCTTCTTTTTCTGCGCCATGTCGCCGAGGGTTTGCAGGGCGTCGTTGTAGCCCTGCCAAAGCTTGTAGAGCTGGCGAGCAGGGAAACGCCACCCATCCTTCTCTTCGTCGTTCTTGGCGTTCATCATCCCGTCCGTCAGCTCATGACGAAGCTTCATCACATCGCCGAAACGCTTGACGAGTTCATCGTGGGTGATCTCGCCCGACGTGACCTTCTTGATGAGGGCCTTTTTGACAGCCTTGATCCGGGGGTGTTCGTACGCCTCGTTCTTGTCGATGTCGGCTTCCGGCATCTTCTCGGCGAACGCCAAGTCTTCAGGAAGAAGACGGCTCTTGATCTTCGCGGCTCCCTCAGCGTCCCGGTATCCCTTGGGCTTCTTTTGAGGGTAGTAGTCCTGGGCCGTCTCGGTCTTGTACTCGGGAGACTTCTGGATCGCTTCTTCGTGCTTCTTCGTCAAGTACTCCTTGGCGTCGCCCAGCTTCTTGTACTCCGGGCTCTCCTCAACGTCTTCGGCGTTCTCGACCTTCTCCATGAGCTTGTCAGCGGCTTCGTCCACGGCTTCCATCGCGGCATGGAGTTCTTCTTTGGTGGCCTTCCCCGACTTGGCCTTCTCGATGGCGGGGTTCCCTTCGAGGCCGGGCACTGCCAGGGGATGCGCGAGGCCCGCTCCGCCACCGGAAGCTTCACCCCCAGGAGTCTCAGCCTTGGGCTTCTTGACCGTGTGTAGCGCCTTATCCGCACCAGGGTGGGCTTCGAGGTACTTGTGGAGCGCCTCGGGGGTGTTGAACTCCATCGCGACCTCGTTGGAAGCCCGCTTGAAGCTCCTGTAAGCCGCAAGAAAGACCTTCGGGTCCGAGGCCTGATGCGGCTTGTCCCCCTTGTTCTTCATGTACCAAGCAAGCGCCCACGGATTGTCGATCTCCGGGTGCTTCTTCATCTTCTTGACCGTCTCTTCCCACTCCGGAGGAGCTACGGCCTCTTTTCCACCGCACGTGCCCCCACACTGGCCTCCGCACGCACCACTACACTGGCCCGAGCAAAGAGACTGCTTGTAACGTGCGACAATGCGTTGGATGGACATGTTGCTCCTCAGCGAGGACAGGCTATCAGAAGAACCTTCAAAGCCAGCCCTTCTTGCACGAACGGATGGTCGGATCAGGAGGCCCAAACAGGACCGCATCCTTCACGAAAAAGTGCTGCTCGAAGATCACCGGCAAAGAGTACCAGAAGCGTTGGACCCGCCACTGAATGACCCATTCGCCAGGTTGTCCGAACTCCCCCGCAATTCCTGTCGCGTAATAGTACCCGACCCCTTGCTGCGCAGGATGCCGATCAGGAGCCCCCACTAACACCCGCACGCTATCGGAGAGCACCTGGTAGAGCGTGTAGAGGATGACCACGGGGCCATAGGGAAGCCCGTCATCATCCGTGAGATGGAGTTCAAGATCTCCGATTTCGAACTGCTGCATCCACCTGAATACCGAAAGATCGGGTGGGCATCGATCAGGGACTTCAACAACATCCAGGAGACCCACCAGATCTCCATGCCCGATCATCGGCAAAGGGAAGTGATCTCCCAACGTGCCGCTTCCCACCATCGGTAGAGGCCTTCCTCCAAGGAAGTAGTGGGGCGTCCCCACAAGGGTGCCAGAGCCCATCAAGGTGCCCGCCACGGTCTCTGACAAGAGGTCGGCAAGCGTGCCCGTCCCATAGACCTGGCCCCCGACCACCATCATCTGTCGAACCCCGCCAGAGAGCCCGTCGGAACCTACAAGAAGGCCCGAAGCTACATGGATGAGCGAGACGGTTTCGAGAAGAACCCCGGTCCCCGTGAAAGTACCCCCTACAGAGATACCTAAACCTATTGCACCCGAAAGGTCCGAGTTCGCCAGGATGTCCGCAGCTAACCCCAACTGCTCGACAGCGGAAGCCGAGAGGGTTGAATCTGCGAAAATATCCGCCTGGTCGGGCACAGGGCCTCTCTACCAGCTAGGTTTCTTGAGCAACAAGCTGTCCAACCGGAAACTTGAGCTGGTCGTTCACCGCAACGTAGCGGGGAGACGAGAGGTTCGCGTAGTAGAGCAAGTTGCCCCCTGCGGCTCCGTCGTAGATCCCGAAAGCGACGATGGTTCCCCAATCAGTCACGATGTCGAGAGGGAACACGACATCAGCCAGGTTTGAGCACTGACCGTTTACCGGAAGGCCAAATGTCACGACTTGCCTAGCGTACCCATTACCCACAACCTCAGTCGGCGGCGTGCCGGGGGTTGGCGGAGCAACGAGAAAGAGCGCACAGTAAACCTGGACGGGAGTCACGACAGACGTGTTCCGAAGCCACAGATTCAAGGTGTTGTTGGTTGCGTAGTACGTCTTCGGCATCGGGCGCCTCTCAGCCGAATGGCTTAATGAAAGCAGATTGCAGACCTACATCCGTGTCCGACGGTGTCCCCACCACATCGTAGTTCAACGCAATGATCTGCGTACCTGCGGGGTATGTAATCAGAAGACGCCAAAAACCGATGGCATTGGGACGAAAACGAACGTTGTAGTAGCCGGGAGATCCTGGGACTTCGTTGAAGAAGACCTTGCCGCTCGTCACTTGAGCATCGGAGACGCCTATCCCGTTCAGGAAGGTCCACGGCTGCAAGATGTTGTTGTAGAAGACCACGCACTGAAGTTGGGCGGTCGTGAGTCCTGTGACGCGGGTATAGACGTCACCCTGAAGGTAGTCGGCCTGATCAAGGACCACCTCGTTGTGACGAACGAGTCTCCCGCGTGTCGTGATCACGGGTCACTCTCCCTTTTTCGGAGTGACGTCCATGCTCAAGATCTTGAGGGTGTTCTTGGCCTTGTGGACAGGAGCAGGACCAAAGCCTGCCGAAGCAGGCACGACAATCCCCACCGAGAGACCCATGTGAAGGCCTACGGCTGCCTTGGTGGTGGACTCCGCTTGGATGTGCGCTTCGAGCTGGATCTGGGCCACGACTACCTCTTCACTCGCACGTTGGTCGTTCGAGGTGTCACCCGCGCTGCTTGCGTCGGACTCAAGATCGTCGTGTGACTGACCGGAGCAGGCTGAGGCACGATACGAGGCTGAGCGAGCGCCTTGGCAGCCGGGGGTTTCTGTACGGGTGTCTTCGTGACGATAGTTGGGACCCCAATCCCAAAAACCGAGCTTGCCAGGAGGTGGATCGCTGTCTGGTAGGAAATGTGAGCCCCAGAAGCGAAGAGCGCCACACCCACGAAACTGTGTTGCTCTACGTATTGAGCCACCATCCCGGCCGATTTGGACGAACCGGCCATCAGACCTGCATCGATCACCCACGCAACCTGAAGGTCCGCCGCGATAACAGAGTCGGCCAGCAGGCTGGTGTTCACGTGGAACTCAAGACCGAAGGCGGTCGAGACCGCCGCCCCGGCCAGAGCCGTCGCCCCAAGGGAATGCGCTACTGGCAAGCTGGCAGCAACGGATGCACTACCAAGGCAGGTGACCGAACCGAGGTCTTGATCAGGCACGGAGATCTACCTTCCCGCGCTCAGCTCTCGGTGACGGTGAGAGCCGAGCCAATGAAGCTCGCCGTATCCCCAGTACCCACCACTTTGGAGGGTGAGATCGCGCCGTAGTACAACTCGTTGCCCGCCAGAGGGTCGTCATAGATCGCCGCTTCGACGATCGTAGCCGAACCCGCCGCACGTCCGGCTCCATAGAAGCTGATGGTGCCGACGTTGGCCACGCTGCTTCCGACGGGAGCCGCGAAGGTCACGGCCATACGGGCGTAGTTCGCATCCGCATCTTCAGCTCCCGGTACGGTGGGGGACGAAGCGGTGGTGTTGAGCGCCACGTAAACCGTAATCGCCTGCGCAGGAGCGATTGCCAGGTTTCGCAGCCAGTAGTTGAGGATGCCCTGGTTGAGGGTTTGAGTCTTGGCAGCCATTCTAGACCCCCAGACTCACTGCTCGGTGACGGAGAGGGCGCTGGTCGCGAAGGTGACCGTGTCCCCGATACCGACGGTCTTCGGCACGCCGAGCGTTCCGAAGTAGAGCAGGTTGCCAGCGGCCGAAGCATCGTAGATGCCGACGCCGTTGATCGTACCCCAAACCGTTCCAGCAGCCGGGAAGGCCACGGGAGCCGTGTTGAGCGTCACGCCAACGCCGCTCGGTGCGCCGAACGTGATCGTCTGACGAAGGTAGAGCGACCCGCCACCCGTCGGAACCTCGACGAGCCCGACACCATCGGGGAGCGCAGGCACTGTCGTGAGAAGCGCTGCCCAGACGACACCCGCATTGGCGGGTACGTACGCCGTGTTGCGAAGCACGGCGTTGAGAACAGCACCATCGAGGAAGTAGGACTTGGCGGCCATCGGGGGATCTCCTTCAGTTCATCAACGAGGCCCCACAAGCGGAGTATTGACTCCCAGGGCCGTGTCTCGATGCTCTTGTTGACGTATCGAAGGATCTGTCGGTCATCCCGCTTGAGGAGACCACCGTTCGAGATAAGCAAGCGCACTACGAAGTAGCGCGGGCTCGTCTTTCACGTAGCCCAACACCATGTTGCATCGCCAGTGGATCAGCCCTCGGATGCACTTGCCACAAGACCTCTTGCCTGGGCAGCATTTGTGATCGTGGTCCACACAGACGGAATCCATCGTACGGCCTTTGGGAAGCATCACCTCCCCACAGCACGCGCACAGACCCTTCTGGGCCTTCCACATGGCATCGAAGTCGAGGCGATACTTCGTCCACCGAATGTTGGCTTCAACCTTGTCGGGGTTTTTCAACCGCCACGCTAGGCTGGTAGCAGCAAACTTCTCAGGATTTGCGTCTCGCCAAGCTTTTGCGCGAGCGTTGTTTAGCTCAGGGTTCGCAGCCGCTCGGGCAATGTTGTCTGCATTCGTGCAGAGCTTGCACCAGCTTCGGGGCTTCCCCGTTTTCAAGTACTTGTGAAAATCGTTGTCTTCGTCTTTTGACAAGCCGCACTTGGGACAGGTCTTCATAGGGTTGTTTGTACCCTATCTCGACTCTGTTCACAATACTATTGCTTGGTCATTTCATATGGCAAAGCGATTTGAGATTTTTAATCGCGTGGCTGTACGGATTAGCAGGTACCTTCCCGGTGTTGTTGTACCAGGCGACCTTCAGCTCTTCGATGTTCGCAATCGAAGTGTCGAAGACGAAGTAGATCTTCCCATTTTCACCGCCTCGTTCGGTCTTCTTCATCTCGACGCCAGCCGTCTGCAAATAGGCCGCGAAGTAAAGGTCCGAAGTGCGGAAGTCAGGGGCAGCCCCATCTCGATGTGTCATCGTTCATCCTCATTTGAAGGCGGGCGTTCCTGCCTTTTTGGGTATCTACATTTGATCTAGGAAGGCCACCGGGGGAGTCATCCCGGTGGCCCTAGTCTCAACTTTAGAGCGTTGAGCTGCTCCTGTTCATCAGGTCGTGACGAAGACGACCGGGGGAACCTCGTTCCAGATGAACCCGGCGGCGCCGTTGTTGGCGTCTGCGGCATCCGCGTTGATGTTCTGGATCTTGACGCTCGTCGCCGACACGCGAGCAACGATGAAGAACGTACCGTTGTTGCCCGGAGAAGCTCCACCCGAGAGGGTGAGCCTCTTGCCGACCGAATACGTGGTCATGCGAGCGAGACCCGTGAGGGTCGCAACCCCAGCGTCCGTGACCGAAGCGACCGTGACGGCCGTCCCGTAGTTGCCGTTGTCGTAGCTCGTGAACTGGAGGGACACGAGAGCGCCAGCCGCTGCACCGAGGCTGGTGGTGCTCCCCACCGGCACGAGGAGATCCGAGGGGATCACGATCGAGGTCGGGGTCACGACGCCCTGGGTGATGGGGGTCTTGGCCGTCGAGAGCGGGTTCGAGATGCCTGTGTAGGGCGCCGTCAACGTGACGGTCGTGGCCGTCACCGTCGAGACGTCGTAGATCACGTTGGGCTGCGCACCGAACACGACGCTGTTGCCAGGGAGGAGCAGACCCACCTGGTTCAGAGAAGTCAGGACCGCAGCGCTTCCGTTGACCACGTTGAACGTGCCGGTCAACAGGACGGCATCGGCGATCGTCGAAGTGATGAGGCTCTGCGTGAGCCGAACCTTCGCACCCGTGGTCGCATCCACGACGTCCACGGTGGTGTTGTCCCGCTCCGTGTACGCCATTCCGACGCCCGTGATGGTGATGTCACCAGCATTGGGGACGTTGTGGACAGCGGCCGTGATCATCGGCATCGCAGCCGCACCCAAAGCCGAGAAGGCCGTCACGCCGTCGTCTTGCACGACCTCGATGGCAGGACCGGCTGCGATAGCCGGTAGGGCACGCGGATCCGGAACGTAGGTGAGCGAACGGAAGCCTGCGAGGTCACCGACCTGGAAGCTCTTGATCGCCACGTCCGTCTCGACGAAGTGCGGAGCGATGGTGTCCGCGAGGGCAACCCCCATAGCGTTCACCGTGGTGCCGGTCTGGAGAGCCTTGCTGACCAACAGCATCTTGGCAAGCGAGACGTTGACCGACCCGGTGGCCGGAGGAGTGACGGTCGGATTCATCGAAGCGATGGTCGCCAGCACGGTCGGAACCGTGAAAGTACCACCAGCAACCATCACAAGGCCTGTGCCCGCAGTGGAGCCGCCGACCACGCTGGTCACCGTGATGGTGGAACCAGGGCCCGTGACGGTGGACGTCTTGAAGCGAATACGAAGCGGCAAGATGCCGACTTCGGCAATCGCATCGCTTCCGGCCGCCACGAAGGCTGCGTTGACCGCAGCAATGAGGAGAGCCATCGTCGTGTAGCCAGCGTTTGGCGCGATGACAGCCGTCAACGGACCGGCGCCGTTGCCCGTGTCCAAGATGATGGTGTCGCTGACACCCGCGACGACCGCGAGGGGTAGCACGATGTTGCCAGTGCTCTCGAAGGCCGCTGGGATCGGTGCCATGGCAGCAGTGACCAGCGCTACGCTGGGGCGCTGGATGTACCGCGTCTGCGCAACCGGGTCGACGGGGTTGTTGTGCTGGCTGGTGGGCTCCAGGTCCGCGATGAAGATCGGCCCCTGGGTGAGATCGCCACGAATGACTCCGACGCGCATTTTCAGACTCCTTGTTTCTGCTCTGCACCACGGTCGGCGAGACGCCCCCGTGCTTGGTCAAACTTCAAAAACCGGAGCAACTGCCCGTACTCCGAGTAAAACCCTGCGGTAGCCTGAAGGAACGCGAGTTGGTTCGCCTTCCACGTGTAAAACGACTGCCGAAGCCAGAGGCGCATCCGGGTGAGGAGTTTGATGTAGCGCTCGGCTCGTTCAAGGGTTTCGAGTTCGGGACGCGCGGCTTCGAGGCGCTTGTACCGACGTTCCATGTCGTGAAGGAGCATCCGCACCTGTTGGATGAAGAGCAAATGGAGGGGCCTCCAGTGGTTTTGGACCACTTGAAAGTCCGAGCCCTCTTGCTCGACAATCCAACGAAGGAGCGGGTAGCGCACATCATTACGTGGAGGTGAACGTGTTCGAGTTCTGCTCGTTGGCCTGGACCGTGACCAGGTTGTTGGGGACCACCACCTGACCGACGAAGGCAGCCGTCGGGATGAGGATCTGGGTCGCCGCGATGGATCCACCGGCCGCGATGATGGCCGCTTGAGTCCAGACTGCTGGACTCGGGGTCGTGCCTGCCGTTCCCTTGGTAAAGGTCACGGTGGTCGTATCCGGCGTGACGCTCGTGAAAGGCGAAGTGCCGTCGATCTGGAAGTTCGCAGCGACCGTAGCAGCAGCCGTGATGACCGAAGCCCGGATGTCCGCCGCCACCAGCGAGACCACCGAGATGAGCGGGGTCGGGGTGCTCTGGTGCTGCGGGGGCAGGATGAGCTTCGAGATCTTGCCCTTCCCAGCCGAAAGGGTGACCCTCTCCGTCTGTTGCAGGTTGACGTAACCTGCGATCCCAGGGAACCCGAAGGCTGCCCGGCTGTACGGCACGTAGCAGTTCTGCTTGGGCTTGTTTGCAGCCCCATCGCGCTGGTACGCCTTGGGATCAGCCGTCGTTCCCAGCCGATAGACCTCCTTGTTGGGAAGGCCGTCGTCGATGTCGTCCACCAGGATTGCTCCGGGGATCGTTTGAGCGTGGATCAGCCTCAGCATGTTGCTCCTCTACCCGTGGGACGTGAAGGTCTCGACGGATCCAGTGCATAAAAGGAACCGCCACTTTACAAGTGCAGGCGAACTCTGATCCCCGACGAAATCGGGAATCTAGCTCTATGAAGGGTTCACCGTGGGAAAGACATTGTGAAGATCGCCGAGAAGGGAACATCCCCTCCGCCGCCACGAACCCAGAGTGAGCCCTGGGTCGATGAGAAGCTCGTGTACTGTGGGAAAGTGTCCGGCTGAAGCTGCTGCTCCGCACCGTTCTCTTCCGAAGCCACGAAGAGGTTGTTTCCACCGATCACCGCTTCATTGTGAATGCGGAAGTCACTCATCAAGCGAGGCAGATCGATTTGGAGCGAGTGCGTCACATCCGCCCCGTTGGGAGCAAATCCATGGATGGTGACCTGATGGATGCCGTGATGAGCCCCCTCAGGTAGAACGAGCGACGGGGCAGACATCTGAGTTTCCGCCCCACCCGGCGCTACATGCCACAGCTCCATCCAGAAATGCTGTGCGTCCGGAATACCGTAGGTAGCCGGATTGAAGACGATGCGAACTCGCCCGGTCGTCTGTTGAACCTCGATGACAGCCTGATTGATGGCCGCATCCAGAAAGCCCACGTTGGACGAGTCGATGAACTGCGCGAACACCCCATCGAAGTTCGCGTTCCACTTGAGGCGGTACTTGTCCACCCCTGCCACGATAGGGACGACCACATCGACGAGATTCGTACGGCGCCGGATGACGGAGAGAGTGCGGTTCATGTCTTTTCCCCTTGCACAAGGGCATTGTAGGTAGACGCCCCGACGGCCCCCGTTTCCTTACGGGCTTCTTCCCGCGCGTCTTTCCACGTACCCGTCTCCTCCCCCTTGTAGTTCGGGATGAGACGCGTCTTGAACACGTGGTCCTGCTCTCGCTTCGCCATGATTTCACGGCGGCGGCCCCTGTACTTGTTCTCTTTGATGGCCTTGCTCTGCCACCCGCCCGACTCACCGTCCTTGAGGACGAACGTCACTTCTCCTGGGTTGAACGCGATTGACGCTTTCCCCTGGCACGAAGCACATTCGAGAGACTTCACGCCGAGCTTGACGCTCTCGTAATCCACGAAAGAGAGACGGATCGACGCAACTTTGGCGCAGACTTCACAACAAGTAGAGTAGGTAGGCATTTACGTTCCTTTGGATTTGGATTTAGGTACTTCCCAACCACGAACGTGGCTGAGAACAGCAGACACGTGCTTGCACACGCGGTTATGCCGTTGCGGATCTCTGATATCTGGGGTCGAAGCTGTCCCCCTCGGCTTGCCGTCGAGGTACTCTTCCCCTTTGGAGTGAAACTCGGGACCGAGCCACTGCCAACCAGGGCACGAGCACGAGACATTCAGATCCATCTTGGAGAGCTTGACGATGTTGCCCTCGCGTCTCCCCTTGAGCCGAACGACCTTGGCTCCGTTGCCGCAGTTGACCGCGAAGATCCAACGAAGATTGTTGGCATCCACCCGCTTCACCTGCACCGAGCAATGCGCCCCACGTTCCTCAACCTTCGGATTGAGCCCCGACAACAGGTCATCCATCCGAGCCGCAGTCCTGACCATCCCACCGCCGAGACGGACCGTCGCTTCACGGGCAAACCCTAGCTGGTAGAGACCGAGAACGAACTCTGCCTGCTCAGCAGCATAATGCTTGTGCTTGCGATCATCCCGATAGGGGTAATCGGTGACGGTGGGATCCCCAGGCGGACGCCCCCACGGAGGCGCTTGCGTCGGCTTGAAGTTCTCGTGATGCCGTTCGTCCTTGTCAGGTTTGTCCTGGGGCTTCTCTCGATTGTCGGGGCCATCGACCCGATAGATCGATCCGGGCTCTCCCTTGTCGAACTCACGGATATCCCCCTCGGGCTTGTTGTAGATCGCCGACCCAGGGATGTCCTTGTCCAGACTCATCCCTCGGTCGCTCGGACCCGTTCCTGGAAGCCCAGACTCTCCGACCGGCATAGCTGGCCGCCCCTCACCGTACCCGGGGCGGGTCACTAGAGGCTGAGTCAGGGCGGAGCGTCCATGCGTCACGATCAGGCCTTCGACTTCATCAAATCGATCCGCGCACTTTCGTAAAGAAAGGGAAGCATCGACTCAATTCGCTTGAGAGCTTCGCCAGGCGAGTTCTCGTAGTGATCCCCATGGCTCGCGCTGACACGAAGAACCAGATGCCCGTTGTGGGGCTTGACGGAAACGCGAAGCAGCTCCACCTCACCGCCTGCCGCAGTCTTGGGAGGAGGGGTCGGAACCAACTTGTGGCCCTTCAAAGCGTAGTAATTGTCGTCTCTGCCTGCCTTGTAACAAGCATTGCAGAAGAACACATTCTTCGCTCCGGAGGCCGGAAGCATCACCGACTGGCACCGAGGACAGAGAACCCGGGTCGCAGCCTCGGTCGCCATCTTGGGTAGGTGGCCAAGATACTCCTCCATACGTGCGAACTGACCCAGGATTCGATGGGTAGCCTGCACGGCTTGCCCAATCGCGAACTTGGCTTCGTCCGAAATCCCCGTGTGTTGGTGCATGATCTGAAGTGAATGGAGGAGATTGCGCTCGATCTGCCCCTTGCAGATGCTCACCCCACGAAGAACCTCATGGGTCTTGTCCTCTACACCCTTGTCGACCGGAAGCACCTTCGCCCGCGCCATCTTGACGCCGGTATCCATCGAGAGCGTCGTCGTGATCTCATCGAGCGTGTCGTACACGTCGTAGAGCATCGCGGTGAGCTGAGCATCCCCCAGCGCGAGAAGAGGCTTGCCTAGCGCCTTCTCGATGATAGTCCGATCGCTTGCAATGAAGCGGAGCGTGTCTTTGACCAGGGTCTCCAGGTCCATGTAGCCGCGAAAGACCCGAGCCACTCGACGAGAAGCGGCCATCGAGAAGTGCTTGTAGGACTCCCAGTCCTCGAAACGGATGGCAGGACGCCCATGGATCTCTCCTCGGGTCGCCCACGTCCAGTTGGTCGTGTTGTGCTTGGGGTCGAGATCAGGGAACTTCTTCTGAGCCTCTGCCAGGTTATCGAACTCCTCGACATGGCGCCCGTGCTGAACCACCTGGACGGGCATGTGAGGAGTCCAGGCTTTCCACTCCGCCCGCTTGGTAGCTGCCTGCTTCTCGATTTCTTCTTCCGGCATGGTGTCGAGCGCCGCATCGAAGAGAGCTTCGTTGAGGCTTCGGTACGCCTGGCGGGTTGCTCCGAGGACGTGTTGGGAAAGGGCTTTGATGGTCGGTCGGGGTGTCTTGAAGAGCACATCCCAATCGCCGTCCCATGTACCGACGCCAGCCTCCTCGTGCTCCATGTAGTAGAGATAGCCAGCACCCCCTCGCAGCTCCATCATCACCTCGACAACATCCTCTGTTGTCGAAGCGTCGCTGAGCGGCCCTTGGCCAAGATTCAAGGAGGTCATGTTCTTGGAACACCAGTCGGTCAAGACATGCTCGACGGCTGCATCCCATGCCCGCGCCTTCTCCTTGGCCCCAGGGGTAACCTTGATGCGACCAACGGCCTTCTTACGCTCTTCGCGCGGAAGCTCGTCCGTCATCGACTCGACCTGCATCTCGATGAGCTGCCCGAGCGTGTGAGCATCTTCGATGAACGCGGTCTTGATGGAGGCAAGGAACCTTCTCAAGACACGATGGGCGAGGTGCATGACAGCTTCTTTCCGAACGAGCGAGTGGTTTCCGTTACTGAGGCCCGAACCCATCACCCTCGGGGGTTGGGGGACGACGGCTCCTCAGAAGCGAAGTTCGTGGTGGGCCGCGAACCAGACATCTTCGCGAAGATCTTCCAAACCCGCATGAGATATCCCATCTCAGGTAGGTCGTAGGCTTTGCCCACCTGCCCCAACCCATCCAGAACACCGAGAAGAGAGAAGAACATCCGCTTCTTGTTGCCTGCGGTATGAGCCGCTCGCGCCTTCTGGGCAGAAGCCATGATCTCATCGATTCCGGCTTGAACCATGGCTTCCCCGAAAGGCGGAGCCCCAAGCTCATCGGAAACAGGAGCCTCTACGCCAGGGACTTCCGGTTCAGCCGCTGCGAGGTACTTGCTGATGATCCGTTGTGCAAGGTGCATGGAAGCTTCTTTCCTGACGAGGCGGTTGTTCTTGTATTCGTGAGGAACCCCGGCATATTGGAGCATCTCCTCGATTGCGTAAGTCATGTCCGACGAGCCGAACCCCTCTCCCTCGGGCCAGTGCTCCACCAAGGCGTCCGCCACATCCTGCGCCGCCCGCATGAACTTGTGGGATCGGGCCTCTTCAGGTGTGATCAGACCGTTGTGAACTGCCCGTTCGAGCAGAGCCCGCGCAGTGACGACATAGCCTTCCCGCGCTGCCTTGGGTTGAGGGGTGTTCATTGGACGCTCAAGCCTCGTGCTTGTCCTTCACGACATTTTCGTGCTTGGCGTGCATCTCATCAATGACCTTCGCCTCTTCGTCCGTGATCTTGGGGTTCGCCTTCTGGAACTCCTCGCCCGCCCCTGCCTGCTGCTGATAGGCGCCCTGCTGTTGCTGCTGCTGGTGTTGGGGCTGCTGATCCTGTGGGCCGAACCCAAGGTCCATCGTGTCGGCGAGGATGCGACGCAGTACACCTGCGAGCTTCACACGGCTCGGGTTCTTCTGCGAGGTCAGCTCGTTCGCGATGCCACGGAAGGCCGAAGCTGCCTTCGGAGCAAGCGAAGTCGCCGTCTTGTCCTGCCCTTCGAGCTGGGCGATGAGGGTCATCAAGGCTGCCGTCGGGACGCGACCGCCCTTTTCGGTGATGTCAGCGATCTTGGACAGGAAGTAGGCAGCGGTCTTGGCGTTCATGTTCGGGCTCCTCGTGGCAGTGTGAGATGTCTTGGCAGTTCCTGGGATCGAAGTTGCACCCATGTACCAAGCGAGGTCATAGATGCGGTCGGCAAGCTTCGTGAAGCTGCCAATGGGAGCTTTGGCCATGAAGTTGGCCTGAAAAGCGTGAGCGGTCACTTCCTCGACAACACGAGCAAGCTGCTGCCCCGCCGTCTTCACATCCTCCATGGTCGCCGTCACGTCCATGTGGGTGGTCACATCCTTGGCGCCTGCCAAGAACGCCCCTACGAGCTGATGCGTGATGGGGCTCGCGTCAGAAGCTGTTTTGTGGAGTTCGTAAGGCTTCACGAGCTTGAACTTCGCCGCCTCGTTGATCTTGTGGGCAGCCTCATCAATGCTGGCGCCTTCGACAACCCCATAGACGTGCTCGGTACCTGCATGAGCATCAATCCCAGCCGCTTCGAGACGCTTGGTCACTTCTTCGACCTGCGTGGGCCCTGTGTGGGCTCGGAACTTGAACTCCATGGCACCCTCGTTGGAACGACGATTCAGGTAACGAAGCCGAACGTCTTGAAGAACATTCTCCAGCTCCTCGGCCTTCTCGGGTCGAAGTCCGTTCTTGATCTCGTCGTAATCGAGCCGAGACGCTGCCATCGCGGACGCATCGAGCGCATGGTCGAGCCGCATGAGGGCATCTGGGATTCCGTGGATCAGGTGCCCCGCGATCTCGAAGAAGTGATCACGGTGCTCGGACTTCTCGATGAGGTCCGTGGCTTCCTTGACGTACTTCTTGAGCTGAGCACACCGAAGGCGGGCATCACCCATCTCCTCCAGCAGAAAAACCATGATCCCTGACGCCTGTTTGGGCGTCAGGGCGGTCTTCGTCATGCACGCATCGGAGGGGGTATTGTTCAAGGAGGCGCTCCCAGGTTCACGGAAGCGTGCCTACAAGAGGAAACGCCACCGGAGCGCCCAAAGACCCATCAGATACGGACGAGCTGGGCCTCGGTGGGCTTCCAGTCAGGAGCCAAGTCGGCGTTCTCTACCGTGGTCGCCTCGTTGTCGCTGATGAGAACTGCAAACCCCTGGGGGATGGCCTTCCTCTTCAGTCGAATCTGGGCGTTCCAGATGACTCCTTGAATCCCCTGCTTCAGTTCCTCCCGGGTGGTCGCCGGATCGATGAGAGAGCTGCCAAACTTCCGCAGATCTGCGTAATCGTAAGGATTGAGCCAAAGACGAAGAACTCTGTCATCCTTCACTTCAACCGTACGGAAGAGTCTCGGATCATCCGACTGCCCACATTACAGTCAGATTTGCTGGGTCCTTTCGTTTTAGGGTACTTTGACGGAGATGGTACCCTCGGAGGTAAATGGCAGAGCCCGAGTATTACCTGCGGTAGCCAAAGCTTCCTACAGGATCTCCAAGAAGTCCTAGGGATCCCTTGGAAAGTTCGTTCCTACAAGCACGGCCGGTTCTTCAGGATGAGTCTCGGTAAGCCGCTTTTCAAACGGCTTACCGAGACCTTCGCTTACGGACTCACCCGGAAAAGGCTTGTGGGAATTCCTGGATCAAGAGCGACTTCATCTCGTCCGACTCCGCCGCGAACACCGCACGGATCACATCAGGCCGATCCTCATAATCAGCCTGAAGCCGCGCCAACTTCTTCCTAGTTGCCTGCTCGAACTGGTAGTTCACAGGGAAGTCCTGGCAAAGCTGCTTGGCCACCATGCGACGAACGTCCGCCGAACCGTCCTTGAGCATCACGGGCTTGTGGGCCTCGGCCGAACGTGCGCTCGGCTGCTCCTTGTTGGAAGGCCCATTGGTCGTCGTGAACTTGATCCCATCCTGCTCGAAGGACTTCACGGCCGCCTTGCCCGTGTCGTGCCCCTGGGCATCGAAGACATCCTGGGACCCACGTGCGGTCGAAACCGTCGAAGTCATCCCTGCCTGCTCCTTGCGGCCCGACTCCTTCCCGACGATCTTCGAGACGACCTGCGGGGCCGTGTCCACGTAACGAGCCCGGATGCTGTCCTTCTTGGCGAGGTACTCATCACGAGCCTCGGGAGCCATACGGTCGAGCATCTCCTCTTCGGTGACGCCCTGTCCCGCATCGATCTGAACGTTCTCCGCAGCCCGGATTGCCGAACCAGCCGACTCCGCCGTGAGCACGGTCCGGGAGTGCTTCGCCTTCTCTCCTGAAGCCGTCTTGAGACGACGAACCGGGATGCCGTCCTGCATCTCCGCCGTCGTTCCGGGGTTGGCCGAGATCGGCGTCTGCGGACGGTGATTTGTGTTCCGTTGGTTCACCGCACGTGCATGGGATGCCGTGTTGCCGACTTCACGCTCGTCCGTCTCTGTAGCCGCAGGCATCGCCGACATGTTCGGACGGTGCATGGGGTTGCCACCATCGGCCGGACGAACCTGGATGTTCGCTGCAATCGGCCGTTCGGCCGACATGTCGTTCTCGTCGAAATGCGCCTCGGGAACGAGCCATCCGGCTCGGATCGCCCCCCGCATCTCGGGCACTTGGTATTCGGCACCTCCCACGACGGCCACGGAGCCGTCGTACAGGACATCGGTTCCCTTGGGTACCGAGACTCCGGTCTTCCCAAGAGCGAACGTCCGGGCCGCGATGAAGTGCTGTTTCTGCCCTGCTCTGAATGCGATCTGATCCGCCATTTGGCTACTCCTTTGGGCGTCTAAAGGGTAGACGTCCCCATAGCTATAAAAGCATCAACACACTATTGAGCCCCGACGGTGTAAAGAAGAAGGATGGCACCCACGTACAACGAGCAGCACCGCGCGTTCTTCGAACAAGCTTGGGACATCTTGGTAGAGCATGCAGGAGCCCGCCGAGACCCCATCGAAAAGGAGTCCTTCGTCCGAGCCTTCATGCAGGTCGAGCACACGGCCATCGAATGGCGGTTCGGAGGCCATCTTGGCTTTGGGGGCAAGTTCTGGCGGAACGACGGACGCTTCTACATCTCGTGCTATCCCGAAGACCGGACCCCCAAACTGGACGCGATCATCATCAAAGTGAATACGCTGCTCACCGACTTGGTAGCCAAAATGACGAACGCGAGCGGGTCCTAGAACCCACTCGCGTCGAGATCACGGGAAAAGAGAGCTACTTGAGCATCTTCTTCAACTCGTCCTTGATCTCTTTGGCTTTCGGGCCCCGCCATGAAGAGGCGTTCCCCAAGAAGTAGTTGACGATCGACCGCCCCATGTCCGCCCCATAGTTGTCGGTGATCTTGTCGAGCGACTCCATCGCTTCAAGATAGGGTTTGGCGGCGTAGTTGACGTTCTTCCAATCCTGCCGAATCTCGCGAGCGATCTCGTGGATTGGCCGGGTCTGGACCCCAGCCTGAACATCTTCGGCGAGCTGCATCAGCTCGTCTGCGATGACAGCTCTGGAAGGATTCGGTTGGCTGGCAAGTCGGACGATCTGCTGAAGACGGCCCTGAAGTTCATTCGCATTCTTGATCATGATGGTTCCTCAGTGGCCGTAGGCCCCGCCGGTCTCGTGAAGCGGTCGTCCATCCCACTCGAAAGCCGTCTGGGATTCGGTGACCTTGACGTAGGTATGCTCGCCGGAACCCTGGGGACGCTTCCGTAGCGGCGGCCCGATGAACTCGTTGGGTTCCGCCATGACCTTCTCGCTCGGACTCCCGTGGCCGCCCACGGTACGCTTCCCGATCTCGCGGATCGTGATCTCTTTCCCACGCACATCCGTGACTTGGTAGAAGTTGATGTTCGTCTGGTCGTACCCCCACGAGCTGTAGAGGATATCTTCGACCTGGAAGCTGTGCTGGAAGTCCCGACGCTCCTGCCGCTTCTTGGCTTTCTCGTCCATCACCCGACGGCGATTTTCGGCTTCCTTGTCGATGGTTTGCTGACGGCTTTGTTCGTCACGGAAGATCGTGTGCCAGAGCGGCTTGTTGGCCTTCCCGACGAACGCAACAGCGTAGTACCGGATCTTCCCGTCAGCACCTGGGCTCTCGTACTTCCACACGTAGAGGTCCGTTCCCTCGGGGTTCTCGGGCTCCGTGCCCCGAATTTCCTTGGGCAGATGGAACTCACGAGGAAACGCGATGGCGTCGATGATCCTGGACGCCGTCGTGAGAAGGGCTGCTTGGCGAGGGTGCATGTCAGTCTCTAGACCTCACAAGAAGACTACCCAGGTGGGCGTCAGTAGATGTTCACCTCGACGGTCATGTCAATGTTGGTGACACCGCCAGTCGAGTCGATCTGCAAAGCCATGAAAGTACCCCGTTCGAAGTCAACCGACGTACTGAACTGGTCGGCGCGTAGTATCCCATCGGTGAACGAAATCTGCATGCCTGTCGGAACCCCAGAACCCGCGAGACCACTGATCGACTTGAGGACTGAGATGACAACCGTGTCCGGCCCAGGAGACACGCGGACGTTTACCGTCATGCTCGTCACGATTCCACGTTGCTGGAAACGATAGAACTGTTGGATCGTATCCACTGTTGTTTGAACACCTGGCCACAACCAACGTGATCCTGCCACAATACTTCCACGAAGACTGTAGGTAAGTTCTTGGGAAGTTGCAAAAGGAGAGAACGGCTGCGCTCCGGCAGATCTCGAAACCAAGTCTGTACCTGCGCCGAGCTGGATGCCGTTCCCCGTCACGCTAGTTGCCGGAGCGTTCTGAAGGATGTCCGCACTGAGGTACTTACGAATGAACGTCAACGCATCCGTACCTACTGTCCCCACCGTTGTGCAGATATAGGCTTTGTTAGCATCCGTTCCGGATCGAATGAGGACGTAAGCATCATCGGCGTTGCTGCCGACGGGCATATCCAGAGCACGGGTCCAAGCACCCGTAGAGTTGTAAACCCAAATACCGTTGTCTACCGCACTGGTAGCAGCATCCAAGAAGAAGCGATCCCCATCGGCTGGGGTGTAGGCTCCCTGGGCAGCCCTTGCGCCTGTGGGGGCGCCCCCAGTATAGCGTGCCAACGCAGGTAGCTTGGTATCCAGATCGACGAAGCTGGTTACGAAAGTTAACGCGTGGGTGCCAACAACCGCAGGCGCGCTCACGCAAAGAAAACTCTGGTTGGCAAACAGACCCGCAGACACGAAAACGAAGTAGTCGTTCGCGTTAGCGCCTATAGGTAGATCCGCTGCGCGTGCCCAAGCTCCGGCAGCCACTACATAGACACCGTTGTTGATGGCGCTTGTCTGCTGCGTCGCCAGAACGCGATCTCCCGCAATGAGCGCGAGCCCTTGAACCGTTGGTGTTCCCGTGAGCGCCAAATTGGCCCCCAACGCGATACGAACAGTCGAGGTGTGAGTCAGATCCTCGTACGCTCGACAAAGAACGGACGACGTACGTAGTTGGATCATGCTTGCGTCGTTGTCGCAATAGACCCCCGTGTAGGTACCAATCGAAGCAGGATCCGCAGGAACAGCGACGTAGATATTCGTGTCCCGTGCTGACATCTGGTTTGCGCTGCCACCCCCAGCAGGTTGGTACACACCTACCTTGAGGCCGTCACCATTTGAGATCACTTGAATTACGCTTCCACGGATGCAGTTCTGCGCGAAGATGAGATCGCCGCCAACCCCTGTTCCGTCGGACAACACTCCGTAGACGTTGGTCACCGTCCCAGTCCCAACCGTGTGGTTGTCCACCGTGATAGTGCAGGGGCGGACTTTCGACGTGACCGAAGTAGTACCAGGGAAATGAACTCCCACAAGATCAACCACTGCTGCGGATGTGAGCGTAAGCGTCACGTCCTCGATCCGGGTCTGCTCCCCCATCGTGAGAAGCGTGGTCGGAGCCACGACGTTCAACATCTGAAGCGTCACGGTTTGGGTATTCAGACCTCGGATCGCACAAGTATCCGGAATCGCGATCCCCGCCGCCAGATCATAGACACCCGGCATCACCCAAACGGTTACTCCCGTCAGAGCGTTCGCTACGATGTAAGCAAGAGCCCCATCCACAGTCGCGAAAGGAGGCCCGTTGACTACCCCTGTACCGTCATCACCGTTGACCTGATCCACCAAGAGGACGTTACCGAGCTTCGGTTGAAGCAACGTAGTAAGGCCTTCGGCAGTGATGATGTGCCGCACCTGAACGAGATTCCCATGGGGAGCAGCAATAGTCCCTTCAATGCCTCGGGTCACCGTGAAGGTGTTGCCCACGACACCAGTGACAAGCATCAACTCGCCTTCGATGTTGAGCCGGAACTGAGGAATCGCTGGGAAGGAAGCTGCCGAAGTCACTACCAAACTCAAGTCGAGAGCAGTGATACCCCCATTGAGCGTAGTGATGGCATTGTTGGTGAACTGTTCTTGAACCATGGAGACCCCTCAAAGACCAGGCACCACATGGCCGCCCATCGAAAATGGGCTTCCGAGCAACCCGGTGAACATGGGTACCAACTGCAAGTCAGCCCCAACAGACGAATGAGCCGTCAACACGGCATGAACGAAAGCGGTCTCTTCCACAAATACAACCGACACAGCTTGGGGAAGCACCAAATTGGATACTTGGATCTTATGAATGACTCCATTGAAATCTGCGTAGGGAACGATCCCACTGCTGCCCCCGAGCCACAAACTAATAGGAACAAAAGAACCCCATGTAGCAACAACCTCATGACTGATCGCGGCTACGGTACGGGTCTCGATGATCATCGTAGGGTTATTCGAATCCCACACAAGACGTACTGTCATGGGAGTCCCCGCAGGAAGGCTCCCCAACGGGAGCGTGATAGTCGAGACGGGATTGCCTAAACCATCCCAAATGATCCCAAATGGTTGGTTGCCAGAATCCACCCCAATCCCGATGACCCCCCGGCTATCCGTCAACATGGCGATCATTCGATCTGCCCCAAGAGCCCCAGTCACGAAGTAAGCTTCAAGCGTTCCACGTCGACCATTGAGCTGGTAAGAAAGGGGATGCTCTCCTGTCCCCCGTGCTTGCACAGCAGCGCCGGGTAGAAGAGGCGTGACAATAGGGTTCCCCATGTTCCCAAGACCGGGCGGGGCAGAACCACTGAAATCCACGTCCACGATGAACCCGGCGGGCGAGATCATGAAGGGCGCGTCAGCCATCTCACTGAGAGCGAGCTATAAATTCTTTCGGCTTACAGGGCACAAAATCAGAAGGCTGGGCTCCCTACGGAGTCCAGCCTTCTGCTTACCCTTCGGTACTTAGGTCAGGGTTCTCACCAGAACGAGAAGTAAAGCGCTGCGTGAGGATTGCTCCGCCACGTACCCCACGCCATCGCATAACCTGCGTAGAGGCCGAAGTTGCGAGTCAGGTCGAAACCCAACCCAGCACCCACACTGCGAACTCCGACGTAGGCGTTGATGTTTGCCCACTGCCAGAAGGCAGGCTCGAACAACATGCCCCCGTCAACTCCACGTCCAGCATCCTTCTCCGAGAAGGCTTCGACAGGGAGGTACCCGAGAGCAGCCTTCATCCGGAATCGGAACCCGTACGTGGGCTCGGTCTTCTGCGCCACAACGAGCTTGATCTGGCTCTTGACGTCGATTTGGTAGTTGCACCAGTCGATGTGGAGCTTGTACGGCTTCGGGTCATCCCCTGAGCCATACACACGGCCATCCTTGTCCACCACGATGGTGACCGAATCGGCCGTGAGCTTCGGAATGTTGTCTAAGCGACATTTCTGGGCTTGGAGCAACGACACGAAGACTTTCATGTCCTCGGGCGGTACGCATGTCCCCCCATCGCAAGTTGTCTGTGCCGAAGCGTTGGCTGCCACGAGGCAGAGAGGAACTGCGAACAGAACGATGTTCTTGACCAACACGTCGTAGCTTTTCCACGAAAGGATTAGACGACGTGCTCGGGCAAGGCCACAGTCGTATGTTTCGTTGCAGGTACCGCCAGACCGTCCCGCCTCGCTTCCCTCAACCGACGATGGATGAAGGTTGTAGAGGTCTCGAAGTGCGCTGCTACTTGCACTTTGGTCAATCCGTTTTCGAGAAGCCGTAGAATCTCTGCCGTCGAAATGTCATGCCGGTAGGCGAAGTGTTTGTCTTTGAGAAGCTGACCTGTGCGGCTCTCACTTATCTTCGCCTTGGCTTCAGGAGTGTGCTGGTGGCCCTTGAAAGTCGACGGCTGCCCCCGCTTCGTCTTGGAGATGCTCGCCTTGGTTTCTTCCGACCGAGGCACGCCACGCTTCATCTCAGCGAGTTTAGCCATGTGCTCTGGCGTATTCGTATTCCGACCCGCCATGAGGGTAGACATGTAGAGCTTGTAGGCCTCAGAATGTCGCCGCCCTTTCTGACCTCGCCCTCCTTCTGTGTGATTCGTGAGACGATCACCCCGAGCACGGGCCTCAGCAATGAAGCGTACTTCAAAGGCATCCAACTCTTCGCGTGATATGGCCTCCGCCACCTGCTCAATACGAGGCTTCAAACCAAGCCTACGCAATTGAGCCAACCACCGCACTGAGTGACGAGTAAATGTCGCCAGGTTCTTGGGAGTAAGATGCGTCCAAAGGCGCTCTTTGAGTCCCAGCGTAGTTTGACCTATGTAACGAAGCTCCCCATTTCGGGGGTCATACAATGCGTAGATCCAACCGTAAGCCATTGTCATCTCCTTTTGCCCATACACTACAGTAGTGTCGAACAAAGGAAACTTCAAACCGACTTTTTCGGTAATGATTGCGTATACTTAGCCAGCGGTCACCGTAAACGTGACCGAAATCGTATCCAGGGTGAAGAGCACCCTTTGCGTGAAAGCGATTTCGTGGTTCATCACGCCCGCGACAGGCGGCCCAGCCTGTGTGAAGAGCGCAGTCTTCTGGATGCCCTGCGAGCCGCCACCCGTAAACGTGAAGGTGTGGACGATGGTGGTCTGGTTGCCAAGACCTACTGGCAACGTGACAACACCCTGAGCACGGTCCAGGCCGAAGCCAGTCAACTCAGCCGTGAGAGACGCGTCCGCTGCCGCCGGAACCGTGGCATCGTTCGTAAGACCGATCCAGTTGAACCCGTTCGTGAGGATGCCCCCGGTTGCATAGACCTGCGTGTGAAGCTGCACCCGTCCGGTGTTCGTGATGATGTTGTGTGCTTCTTCGTCCTCCCCCACAGGCTTGTAGAGGTACAGACCCGTCTTCTCGTTGAAGTCGTACGCACGCTCTTGGTGGATTCGCACCTTGGCGCGGGGCAGAGAGACGGTTTCCCGAATGAGCATGGAGCCTCCGTCTTGCGAGACCTATAAGAACAGACTCAAAAATCGTCCGAATGATCTTCGCTCGTAACCGGCTGGTTCGTCTTCCGACCCAAGCGATCTAGATCGCGGATGCCTGACCAGTAGGAGCGAAAGTCATCGTAGTAGTAGCTTCGCATCGCCCACGACATCGCATCGAGCACCTTCCCAGCAGTACCATTCGGGAAGTACTGATCCTGGAAGATGTACCGGATTCGAAAGAGTGTGTGAGCGGGACGAACGATGTCGAGCAAAAGCCGGATCGTAGCATCCACCTGCATCGCGTTGGCTGGGAAGCCTCCCCCTGGAGGCGCGACGACATCGATGCCGAACCCGAACTCATCCGAGATGTCGAACCCTGAAGCCCCTTGGCGCAGAAGTAAGAAGTTCTCGGTGACCCGCACATCTCCCTTGAGGAAAAGGGTCGCCACATCGTTGATCGATTTCGGAACCGACCCTTGAAAGTAGATGGCAACGAGCGCCAGAAGGAAGTCCTGGAATTCCTTGTCAGAGAACTCCAAGGGTGGGAGCCGCCCGTTCGTCAGGAGCAAATAGCCGACGATGGAGTAGAGAAAGTCAGAACGGGTTGTGGAGAAAGCCCGATCTCGATCCACATCTTCGAGGGCGAGTTCGATCTTCGCTAGCTCGACCGCCACTGCCTTGAGTTCGACCGTGTAGTTCGGACCCTCGATCGCCGAGATGTAGT